CCTTAAAGTAACCACCATAAACATACAAACCCCCTCCATTATCTAGTCGAAACCTATCTCGTGTGTTAGCTGAACAAGAGTAAGTGAAGCAACTTGTGTTCTGAGCTTTACTATTAGCATCAAGCTGGCCGCATTGCAATTTTGCGTTAGCACCATTTATTATTAGATAATCGGCAAATACAGTAATGTATTCATCTGTGATTTTCCATGTAGAATCGGTAGAATTATTACCTATAGAAATTTCAGCTTTAAACTTAAAAATTGGACTAGAGTTGCCATCTCCACTGAGTTTTTCGGCCGTTCCAACACTTGGGTTTGCGTCAATAGCAGTTTTAATTCCATCACTCGTAATGTCTGTGCCTGTGCAAACAAGTCTTCCATTTGTTACAGTGTAAGTTGCCATTATGCGTAATCCTTTTCTATCGAATCCAAATCACCACTGGTTGCATCGTAAGCAAGGGTCTGGGTTAAGACTGTAGCCCCACTGGAATCTGTGACCACTATGCCAGTAAGTGACCCAGAAGTGTAGGAGAGTGTCTTAGTCTTAACCAAGGTTGCTTTGGTTAAATCAGTGTATGTAGTTACTGTGGATACATTGCCATTAGCATCATATCCAATTTCCGAATAATCATCCGACCCAGACAGACCTTGCAGACGAGAAGAGAACTCCTGTCCGATCTTTGCACCAATCTGGGCGAGAATGCTCGACATTACAGATTCGCTAAGAACTCAGTCTCAAAGGATGCGTAGTTTCCAAGCTCAACATTATTAATTAAAATGTCTGCACCAGTTGGAACTTTTAATTCTCCAGCATCAATATTTGCACAATCAAGGTTTGCATCATTTGTGCCTTTTAAAAGATGAAACTCATCATTGGTATCATTCCAGATGATCTGTGCTTTATCCAGACCAGAACCTCTGTTGACTTGAATACCGCCAGTCTGTGCAGTCTCAGACCCATCAGAAGCAGTAAGGTTGACCTCGATGATATTGTCTTCAATTTCAAGCGTGGTGGTATTGATGACAGTTTGTGTGCCATTGACTGTGAGGTTGCCAGATAAAACAAGGTTGGCCGCACCAAGGTCACCACTGAACGATGCACTGTTTCCATCAGTTGCAAGTGACCCTGTCTTTGTTTGAAGTGCGGTGATGTCACTATCGTTTGATTGTATCGCAGATAGGTTGCTTGCTATCCCAGATGCGTTTGTCGAGATGTCGGAAGTGTTCTGACTGATCGCACTTGCATTAGTGGAAATGTCACTTGTGTTTGTAGCGATGTTTCCTGCGTTAGTTGAAATGTTTCCTGCATTAGTTGCGATGTCCGTTACATTGGTAGCAATACCACTTGCGTTGGTGGCAATGTTGCTTGCATTGGTTGCGATGTTTGCAGTGTTTGTCGAGATGTCAGTAGAGAGACCATTGATCTCTGTTCCTACTTTTTCTCCGATTTTTCCAAGTATGTCTGTTGCTGGCATTGTTATATATTATATTAGGTTACTTTTTATGTAGATCAAAATTTAACTCAAATGTTACTTCATTTCCATATTCTGCCCTTATTTTATCAAGCCCAGGGTCATCTATGTATTCTAAGTCATTCCAGGAGGTAAAACCATCACCAACCTTCATTCTTTTATTACTCAAGTCCATGCCGATCTCACCTTGTTGTAGGGCTGGATTAACTCCCTCCCAGTTTACGGATGTATCCCGACGTACCTGTATTCTTCTATACCCCACTACGCAGATCCTCCATCTATACTATCTCCCTCAAACTCAGTGGTTGCTGCAAAACCTCCATCAATTGAATCAATTGAATCAAGACCAGCAGATGTCCATACACCATTGACATACTGAAGTATTGCTTGCTCAGATGGAGCAGGAACCTGGACATCTATTAAGCTTCCAAGAGTCTTATTGGCTATCAAAGACTTCAATTCTGAAATCGAATAACCTATTTTCCTTAAAATGCTCATTACTTAATTATATAATGCTATAAGGAAATCATCAATAGCATCCTCATGGGAGAAGCTACTTCCGTCTCTTTGTGTAATGACAATGTCATCACCACTTGCTACTACTGTTGAAAATTGTACTACATTTGTAGTTAAGTCTATTGTGTAATCAGAAACCGGAGACTTAACTGCCCCATTAACACTTACATCATACGATGCCGAGTCTTCACTAGTAGCAGTAAATCCTATTTGATAAGAATTGGATCCATTGCCTACAATGTCGGATGACTTCAGTTGAGCAGATGCATTTTCTAGGTCAGTAACTTTCTGGGCAAGCACATCTAAGTTTACACCAGAGGATATCTCTACTCTCTCAACAGATTCCCGGATCTCACTTAGGTTGCCTTTCTCATTAACTTTCTCCTGAAGCCTCTTAAGCTGAGGATCAGTAAAGTGTACAGTCTTAGTGTAGGGAGTTCTACTTGGGGCCTTCCTATGTGGCATTGCTCATTGCCTCCGCTGTATGTCTAGTTCTCACGCCTGAAACCTCGAAAGTCCGTCCAATAAACTTAAATGGTTGACCAAGACCAGTTAAAGTTATGGTGTCTTGATAGTAGTTGCCTTGGGCATATGTGGGTATCATAACCTCAGAACTCATGTCCTCTAATTCCTCAATGATTTCTTCTGTTTCTGTGACTTGAGTTGTACTGAATGTAGATAACTTAACTTTAGCCACAACTGCTGTATCAAGGTAGCCATAGCCATCGCCAACATAGTTCCCATCCATATAGGATGAGTAGTCGAAAATATCTGACATATGCAAAGCATAAGACCTTAGCTTTTTTTCCGAAAACCTATCTGCGAAATCATTTTTGCCGAAAACTATTTTGGATTCAAAATCAACTCCGTCTCTTGAAAATTGCCTATAAGGCTCTAGCTCGCCTTCTCTAGACCCATATCCATATCTAACGATTCTTGAACCTAATGGGGCAAGGTCTGAAGTAACAGATTCAGAGTCTATGTACCTTGTTGAAGAGTATTGATTCTCTATTAATTTAACATTATGCGTAGCCATTAGGAACCTTCTGCTATCAAATATATCCGATGGATATGTACTGCACATTGCTGTGAAAGCAGCATCAATCTGAGATACCGTTCCAAATGTCATGTCATAAGCTAAGACTCCATAATCAATATCAATGCCATTCTTATAAGCATTGTAATTAATCGGGCATACCACGAACATTTCATTCGTAAGTGGGTTGATCGTTGAATAGGTATGCTCAACATCTTTAGGTGAAATAAGCCTCCATGCCTCTGGGCCAATTGTTAACGGAGTAAAGGGCATAGGGTCAGTTTGCCCAAGAGTTATGAAATAAACCCCGTTGTAGCCCATAAAAACCTGCCTTTGATCATCAATATTGATTACAGTATTCCTAAAGTCAGCTACACGCTCTCCCTTGTATTTCTCTTCGTAATAAAATGCAGTGTATTGATCGCCTCGACTAATCGATAAATAACCAGTCTCCCTATGTACTAATAACTTATCACCAAGCTTATTCATCTTAAGTATCTGGGATCCATCCTCCGGGAATGAAAATGTATCTGCAGACTCTCTTGTTACTCTTTCGTCTACACTAAAAGTATCAGGCTCCTTCAGTAAAATAAATTGCACCTCATCTTCCAAGGAAATATTCTGATTAGTTTCACTTTGTTCATCACCAGTTGATGTCAAGACCCCCGATGATGTATTGTTATAAGCATCTGTAAGAGTAATAACTGTATTAGCAAATAGCCAATCAGCTTCTATGTTAGAAACATCTGCATCGTAAACTTTTACTACTCCAGCAGAATCTTTTATGCTCATTCGAATACTATCCCCTGCTACAAATGTAGAATGTGTATAGGTAAACGCAGCAGCCTCAGCCTCTGTAGCGAAATAGTAAGGGTTATGAACGATCATAGTGTAAAAATCGTCTTGGTCTCTTGCCCCACCCAATACAAAATTTAGTCTTATTGATAATATGTTGGAGCCAGACATGCTATGTATATAGCCATTGTAACTCTGACCAAATAAGTATGGTGCTGCACGAGCTTCCCTCTGATCATCTGCAAGTCTCCATGCTGAAAACTCAATCATATGGGAAACTCTGTAACTATAAAAATAATCGTCATACTCATCAAACAACTCCGGCAACATATAAGCATTGAATGCAGCTGCCATGAAGTACTCAAAGTTGTTTGCTTTTGTCTCATCAATGTATTCCACATTTGCAATAAACAGCCTACCGTCTAACTCTGCGATTGTACCACAACGGACAATCCCTCGTTCCCTTAGGGAAAACAATGGGAATGCACAAGGCCAAGACTCTCTGTAGTATAACGGAAGATCTACTCCGTTATTGAATATACAGTATCCATCAATTGAAACAACCTCCCATCTTATTGGTTCTAACTTGTACTTATCCACTGCCTCCTGAACATCTGTCTCGTAACCTAAGTGGTCTATGTTGACCAAGCCCTCTGCTATTACTTTCCATGTCTTAGTATCTTCATATAGTCTGTAGATCTTGTCGGCTGCAGCGCATACTAGTATCTTCTTACCTTCTGAATCAAACTGATGAATCATTCGGATGGGATCTTCTGAGTTACCAACAGTATTTAGGGGAGTTCCATCAGGTGCAGATATTGAGTCCCAACCCTCACGCCTCACTTCACCATCACTTTCTCTTCTGAAATTTATCTTCTCAACATAGTTTGCAGCACCAGCAGTATCTTGCGAATTACTACCAGAAATCAGATTACCTCCATCGGGAACGGTGATCGAAAAATGATTGTATGCATTTGTAGCCCTCGCCATATCAAAAGGGATTTATCTAGGCATACTGACTCGAAAAGCCTGCATAGTAGCCACTTTAAAATGTAGCCCCATATCCATCAGTTACGTAATTAAAAGCGAAATAATTATTTTGTGAGTAATTACCTTCATCGACCATCTGCTCCAACTCACTAATCAATACCTGCTGAGCAATAACCTCTTCTTGCAGGGAAGTAATAGAAGTCTGGGCTGTGGAAAGATCCGTCTGCAAAGTAGTGATGCTAGACTCTAGAGTAGAAACAGTTTGCTGGAGTGCCTCCAAATCAGAGGATGAAGCAGAACCTCCGGATATAGAAGAAATAGAAGATATGAGTGGGTTCTTTAATGAAATTTTAGTGCCTGCAGCATGACTCTTAGTTAGTGGACTCTCTAGGACTAGTGACCCTAGGTCTGCTATAGTTGCCTCCTCACTTGACGTACCTTCTCCGATTACAATTTCATCACCTATGGAGAAACCAGTCTGATCAAGGACATTTATTATTGTTTCACCTGCATCTACGTCATTAGATAGTGATGTGACATTAGGGTCTGACGCTAGTTCATCTGCAGTCCTGCCGAGCCACTTTCTAATATTATCAAGCTCTGTGTCATTGCTATCAATTTCTTGATTGATGCTGTTCAGTGATGTAAGGACATCACCCGTTGCATCTCCTGCTTCGAGTGCAGTTTGTATTTCCTTTAGGGTATCATATGCATCACCTGCACCACCGATAAGATCAGTGATCTTTCCATCCGTATAACTGTTCGCACTTGTTAAAGTGGTTAAATCAGATGCTGCGAAGTCTACTCGTACTTGAGTATCATTAGTAGTAATTGCAGTAGAGTTACTTCCAACGGTACTAGTAAGATCTGTAAGATCGAGGCTAAGTTGATTTACATCAGAAGAAATTTCTTCTTTCGCAGTAGCTAATTCTACTTGGGCAATCGATGTCGCAATGTTAGAAACCTCATCATTGAATCCTATAACTTGAGAAGTATCTAATGTGAAAACATAAAACTTCTGATCTACTTCTCCTTTTGAGTAGTATCCGTCTGCAATGATGGCATTAACATCTATAGTAGACCTATTCTCGTTGATTAGCTCTAATACCCTTGCATCTGTGGCAAACATGCCATCAAGGTCGGTAATGTCTGCAGCCGTATGCTGATGTATCTCTGCAGCAAAATTAGGTATATCCTCTGCAGTTATGAAATTACCAATACTGACTTTAGTAGCATACTCTTCATGAGTATGTACAATATCAGCTTTAGACTCTATCTCTGACTGCAGTTCGCTAACCTTTAAATTGAGTAGCTCATTAGTTGCACTCTGTGCTTGTAAGTTTGCTATGTCAGAATCAACAGACTCAAATGAATCCAAATATAGGCTCAACAATTCCAATGAGAGATCTGTGTTCCCACTAGTAATCTCAATTAGCTCGAGATCTGTTGATTGTAGAGATTGAACTGACTGGGTTATAGTTGCATTAAGTTCATCCCTTACAGCAGCATCAGATTCAATTACATACTGATCCGTAGCATGAGTACCAATGTAATTATCAAACTCACTCCTTATTGCCTCTGCATAAATCTTTAGATCTTCAAGCCCGCTAGATAAAGCTGACAATTGGTCTCCTGTTGCTAAAGACCCGCTTGCTATATCTTCTGTTAAATGGGCAAGCGAATCTATCAGGGCAGAGAAGTCTGACTCCCCTATTCTTTGTCCTGCAGCAAATCTTGCCTTTAACTGTGTTCTTGTATCACTCATTTCCTACAATGAACCCTTCTGCTGTGAGTTGCGCCACAGGATTATTTGTTGAAACATAATCCCTCATCTTCCAGTGGAGTGACCTTCTTTCCCTTTGGTAATTTTGGTAGTTTTCTTGAGCTTGAGACTGGTCATCATTAACATCCTTATGGAAATGATACTTAACAAAATAATGCACGGCAAGTGCAGCATCATCACTAAATGGAGTTGATTGATTTTTTTCTTCAGAGCTACACTCAAAAATTGGCTTATATTGAACTTCTTGATTATAAAGAATGCTTAGTGTCTCGCTGTCCCCTAATCCAGGTGCTATATAAATAGTACCTCTATCAAAGCATATCTTGCCTGGGTAAACAGCAGACCTTGATGAATGAGTACCAGAAATTATGGAATACCTTTTGTACGCAGGATATATGTTAAGCCTATAGAATGTGCTAGTTTCTCCATCATTTGAAGGCATAACTCTAACAACCACATCTAGTATTCTAGATGCTTCTAAATTAAATGAGCCAACATAACAATTTCCCTCAGAATGTAAGGTGAATTCGTTTTGATCTAATACAAGCTCAGTAGGTGTGGACATATATCCCATGATAAATCCTTGCAGGTCTTTAACTCCTGCAACGATCATACGATCCTTAAACCTTTCTACTCCTCTGCCTCTACGGAGGCCATCAATAAGAAGCATATCATTAACTGTATCGTTAAACTCTTGCCAAGTCTTCATCGTCTGCCTCCTGGGGTGAAGTAAAATCCCAAAACCATAGGAGCCAAAACAATTACGAAGTAACTTGCTAGCGAACCTGTAGTAACCATAATGGGGGACTGCTTAGTAGGGAATGTGATGAGTCCAAAAAGGATTTCGGTTGCTCCTTCTCCTGTTGGGTTTGTGAGGGTGATGATTTCTGCACTTGGGAAGAGGGTGCAAAGGATAACGACTGCCGAGAGGGTTCCGCATAGTATGAGGCTGAGCAGCCTCCTAGTAACCCGAGTGAACATACCACCTTCACCACTATTAAGTTGCTCCTGAAATTTAAGTGCAAATTCATTTCCTCTAGCCTCCCTTGCTAATTCTAATTCAAACTTTTGCTGGCGAGAGTCGGAGATAGCCCCAAACACGCCTTTCAATACACTACCTAATGCAGCACTTCCACCAGCAGTGAAAAACATTGTAACTAACTCAAACATCACCTAGCTCCCATTGTCAGCCAGTCTAATTTACTCCTGACGATATTTAGCTCTTTCTCCAAATATTTAATTCTCTCAAACTGTTGGTGGTCTGAGGTAATCGGGGCATCTTGCATTTCTACAAGGTGGTCAAGGTCAGTCTTTGCTTGCTCAGCAAACTTCTCAATGTGCATCATGCGAGCAGATAAATCGCCAAGCAAAGTTCCTTCATGCTGAACTCTGTCCAACCCATTATCTAACGTAGATATCTTGTTCCAGATGACTGAGTACCCCCATACAGCTGTTCCAACAATCGCAATAACCTTAGCCATAAAAGCAAGGTTTGCTTTGACCTGCACATTATCACCTACCTCGGTAGCCATAACTACCTCCTGAAATAACCGCTACAAGCTCCAGTTACATCAAACTCATCTAAACTAGTCTGACAGAAGTATTCTTTTGTGTCTCCATTGAGTAAGATCTCTTTTTCTCCTGTTGAAATATACCCTTGAATAGCATCGACATACTGTACTGCATTTCCCTCTGAAGTAACTCCTATTACATAAGCAGGATTACCTGCAATATCAGTAAGTAATCCATTACCACTAGATGTTATCTGAGTATTTGTGGTCAATGATACATAAGATGCTCCAGTCCATCTTTCTACAGATGCAGTAAAACTATCAGACCCCAAACTAAGTGTTGCCCTATGCCAAACCCCTAAGGCAATCGGGCTACTTCCAATAGATGTATTATTATAACCTGCTCGTGCATGTATGGATAAGTCTGGTTTGATTCTTATAGCAGCCCCTGGAAAGTTTATATCTATGCTATCAAAATCTGAATATAACGCTAATGGAGAGATTTCGTCATCAAGACTATCTACCTTAAAATAGCACTTGAATATAACTCCGTCTAGACCTACTGAATCAACAGTGTGATATGCAGCTGTTCCTGCAGTGTGAACTAGCTTCATTACTTCACTTAGACCTAATGGAGTTGAATTACTCTCTGTGGATAAACTAAGACTCGGTGAGTCTACTGACATCCCATCGGTGTCTTCATCAAAAGTCTTAGAGAAGAACATTTGTTTTTGTCCGACTTCTATGTTCGCTCCTGATGAATTTGTAATCCTAAAAGACTTAGCACTATATGAGGGAAGTGTTCCGGCTGCAGTCTGTTGAAACACACCCGAGAAGGCCGCATGCTCGAATGTTGCCAAACGGTTAGATACTACTGCGACTGGTATATTAAAAGCAGATGCAGATAGCTTGTCCCTACCTACGGCATCTATGGAAATAGTGTTCATTACTTAGTATCCCTCAGTTTGGATCTAATCGCCAGTATCATGTAGACACATGTAAGTGTTGCAGCAGAGCTAGCTGCAATCAAATGAAATTCAGCAAGACCCCAAGAGCAAACCCAGCCGAATGTCCCGACTGCAGTGTGCTGATCCATTACTTCTTACCTTTCCTTTTCGGAGTAGGTGGTTCTTCCTCAGCAGTAGGTGGAGCTACATCTTCTACCTCTACTTCAATGACTTCACTGTCACCCGAAGTAGGAGTATCCGTAGGACTTCCAGCTTCCTGAGCATACACGGCATTTGGGTTTTGAGTTGAATCCTGTTTGATTACTCCGAACTGACGGTAGGCTACTGGATCCTCTACGGATTTTTTTTTATACCAATCCCAATCAGAATCAGATAGCTCACTTACGCCAGGGATTTCAACTAGGTCACTGCCAAGCTTATCTTCAACCTCTGCAATGCCTTCCCAGGAAGCCCCTACTTGGACTCTGATAAAACTATCAAATCCATTATACTTAATATCTGCGTTTTCAAAATGTAACTTCATATCTTTGTAAAATAGATCGGGAGGCCCCGCATACGCAGTGCCTCCCGACCGTCATGAGTGATGTGAGATGTGAGAGGCTTAGCGCTTAGAACTTGTGGGTCGTAGTGCCGATAGTAAACTGTACCTCATCGGAGATGTTCTCGATGATGAGGTGACGGTGGGGACGATCCATCATGGTAGTCCACTTTGTAGAACGCAGATTGAATGTGCGTTTCACAGAGTCCATACGGCAGCTATACAAGCGATCAACTTCAGGATGAGGTTGAGTGCGAGTAATGCTGTTGGTTCCAGCAATACCGATCTTTACGTCAGACCAGTCAACGAGCCACAACATACGACTTGTAGCTTGAGAGAATCCTGCATCGTCTCCACTGAATACATCGTCCCCAGAACGAGTTCCATCGAGAAGATACTTTTTCCCAGCACTTACATTCAAGAAGTCATCGAACATTGGGTCATGGAAGACTGCCAATTGTACTCCAACATCAGGAATGTCGTAAACATTGTAGTTGAAAAGTATGATGCCGTTATGCTCAATCGTTTGATTGATGTTGGCATTACGCTGAGTTTCCCAACCGTAACGAAGCTTGTAGTAAGAATTGAAAGCTTCAAAGATTTTGACTGCAGTCAAACGGTCAGTCATGACATCGATGGTTGAGATAGTATCACCATCTTGTTCACGATTCCGCTTGAGATGGTACAAGTCAGAGAAGAGAGAATCAAGGTCAAGGGCATTTCCAGCATTGTCCTTAATACGATTACCTTCACGAAGCAGAGACTTAATACCAAGTGCGTTGGCTTTGTACTCGAGTGTACAATTGGTGTCCTCTGGGTCAGTAACCGCAGGAAGATTCATGTAAGTCTCAGGTTTCTGAGCGTCGTTAATGGCTTGGTTGTACCATACGGATCGTGTCCATTGATCTTGGCTAATCTTGGAAGCAATTTTGTTTTGCTCTTGAAGCGGCTGATAGACCATGGAAGAGAGATAAGGATTAACCTTGCCAGACATAATCGACTCGAGGGTCTTCTTGTAAGAGTCATTGACCTCACGAGATTCACGAGTGGTTTGCAACCAGTTAACCAAGAGACGTACGCTCAGGTCAGTTGGTTGGTTACGACACCACGACTCATAGTCGTTTACATTGTTGGCAATCGTTTGAAGGATACCTGCAGTTGGCTGCCATTTTGCTTGAACGCCAGCTGGAAGAGTAGAGAATGCTGCCGATGCAGGGATATCTTTTCCAGTAGGGCGAAGAATAACAGTTGCTTTAGCAATGCTACCTGCATCTGCATTAGCAGCCCCAACGATCATAAACTGTACTTCTTGAACAGCACCTGCTGCTGTCCAGTGATTAACGATAACATAACCACCAGGGAGGAAGTAACGCTCAATATTCTGAAGAGGAGTTACCCAATCAGAACCACCCAAGTTAACAGTTACTTTGTAGTCACCAGATTGACTGCTAAAAGAAGCATCATATGCATCTGAAGAAGTTGCTGCAAGCCCTCCTTCTACGGCAAAGTAGTTAGCATTGATAACTGAACGCTGACGACGCTGAACATAAGGAAGAATAATCGATTGTTCTGCGATATTCTGCTTATTTATTAAAGGCTTAATATTCTGAACAGAGGATGTAAGCAAGGTTGCGAGTCCACGCTCCTCAACGCCAAGAGTTTTAGCCTCAGCTGCAGAGGCAATAACACGAGCAAGGTCAACTTCCTTATTTCCAAGTGCCTCGAACTCGCCAGGTGTTAAACCTTTAACATGAGCCTTGGTAAGGGTGCAGCCTGTTGAGCTATCTACCTTAATAATACGAGGAAGTGCCTCGTAACCTGATCCACCACCCGGGATTAAAGAACTAGCATTAGATGCAGTTGGTACTGACATCTGCGTGTTCTGATAACCAGAAGTAGTAAATTGTCCTGAACTTTGTATTTCGTTTGCCATAATGTTTTGTAACTAAGATTAATTGGTTACATTCAAAATAGCGTAACTTTTACAAAAAAAGCTGAACTACTGATCTTTTGGTATTTTTCTATAAATCCACAGCAAGCATGGCTGTTAATTGATTACCAAAAGATCGATCTATAGTCCCAAAAGGGATATCACTGGGTTGTCAGATTTAGGTTCAGCCTGTGGCGCCGAAGGCCCAGGTCTAGGTGAAGGTGACCTCCTAGGCGAAGGAGATGGATTTGGTTCAAGGGCAGGACTTGCCTTGCCCCCACTTCCCCTAACGAACCCAGACTCTTGCAAATTCTTTAGTGTTTTTTTGATCTGAGTATCAACACTTTGCCCTGCTCGTGCTGCTAGAAGCTTCATAACATCATCATCCGAAAATGTATAATACTTTGACTTCTCTGCATCTGGGACACCTGGGAATCTTTCTCTTCTTACAAAAAGACGACCTCCCTTTTTTGTTTTACCAGAATTAATGTAGTTTGTCTGCTCATTATCGATCCACTTCGAGAGCTTAACATGAACTGGATTTTTCTCATTATAATCTGCAATTTCATGAGATATATCATAAAATGCATCAATCATCGAATAAGCATCTCCAAGAACACGGTCTACAATCTTTGCTTCTAAAGCATGTGTCTTAGAAAAATTGGGGTTAGATCTAAAAAGATCCATTACTTCCTTAGGGATATTATCAGAGACTAGCTTCTTCTTTTTCGCTTTAAGTTCTTTGGCAATAGGCTCATTCCTTAAGGCTTTGATCTGACGCTCAAGTTTTTGTTGCTCTGGCTGAAGTTTATCGAGAGCTTTCTTTTCTGCCTCTGTTGTAATTCTTTTATCCTTAACCTCATCAACATTAAATGCTGGCTGATTCTGAACCAAAAAACTCCTATATTCACTATCTTGAGATAAATCAGATTCGGGGTCATCTGATAGCTTTTTATTAAGAAACTCTTGGTGCTTCCTAAAAAATGAAAGATAGGATTTATGCTTATTCTTGTATCCTTCTAGGTTTTCAGAAGCCCACTTTGCCAATTCATATCTTTTACGCTCATCTGAGTTTAAACCAGTAAGGTCATCTTGTGGTTCTGTAGGTTGCTTTGTAGGTCGTTTATGTGGACTATCAAATACAGGATCAACTACCCTTCTTTTTCGTTTAACCTTCTTTGGACTAGATGAAGCCTCTTGCTGAACTTCTTTGCCTGCAGATTCTTCTGGTTGTTCTGGTTCTGATTGCTCCGATTGCTCAGATGGCTCTTCTGATTCAAGTTCATGTAAAGCACCATGGAGAGACTGCGGTGGAACAAATTCTTGCTCTGCCTCATCTTCAGTACCCTCTTCTTCAACTGCCTTAAATAAGGCATCGAAAATTGGGTTGCTAGACTCTTCCTCAGGAGCATCTACCGCTGGCGTTTCCTCTACTTGTTCTTCAATCTTTTCTTCGCTCATAAATTAAACTGGTGCTTGCTCGGGTGGGGGAGCTTGCCCTTCAGCCGGCATCGGTTCACCCTGTGGCATAGGCATAGGCATAGGCATACCTTCTCCTCCTGGAGCTGGTTGACCTGGTTGACCTGGTTGACCTGGTTGACCTCCTATTTGTTGAGATAACATCATGAGCATTTGCTCAATCTGTGGCATTTTAACCTTAAGCTCAGCCATAAATTGCTCGTCCTGCATGCTTAATTCTTCAGCCTCGTCTGCCTCATCCATCTCTAAGTTTAGATCATACCCAGCACCCGACATTCTAAAAATCTCATTCAGCATTTCAAACATACGCTCCTTGCCCAAAGCCTCAGCAATAGGCTGAACCGACATAATCTGCTGGAATAACTGAGTCAATGCTCCTGCTGCCTGTATGTTTTGTGTCCGCTCCGATCCGTCTCGACTTGTAAATAAATACTCGTGTACGAGGTTGCTCGGTAATCCTATAATGTTTCTGCCTTTGGGATTCTCATCTTGATCCCCAGTATCTTCTATCTCTAAACCTGCTTCTGTTATGGAAGCTAAAGTGAATCTCTTTTTAACAGGAACATTGAACTCTGTTGTAGAACAGGTAACAAGATGCTCGTAGATCATCTTCTTTGCTGCAGCGCGCATGTCATCAATGCCTTGAGATATAAAGGAGTAAATTGCATTTGTACTATTAGCAATTTCCGAGACTTCTGTGGCTGATATTTCACGCTCAGCTGTCTGACCTAATTCTTGAGGAGACAGAATCATTAGCTTCTCAACTAAGCTCAAAAGCTGAAACAAAGAGTTCAGTGAATTGTTTATACCCTGTGATAACTCGTTGGATGCGTCTACCACGGTAAGAATATTCTTAGTATCTATGCCTAAGTCAGCTGCCCTAGCACCTGAATAAAATACAGCCTTAGGCTTTTGGTAGAATGTGTCTTCTGCTAGTGAATCTTGCAGGTACTCCTGAACATCTGGATCTAAGGCATCTTGATCAATCATCATGACCTTAAACATTGAAACCTTCATGTGATGCAGCATAGAATATACTATATTATTAAGCTGATCTTGGAATGGCATCAGGTCATGAGCAAAAGAGCAATTAGCCATTCGGTCATCGTTTTGATTGATGCCTCCATAAATAGCAGGTAGAGAAGGCATCCATTCTGCATAGATAATTGTTTCATCACTAGCTACGACTAGCTTGAGCCAACAATCAAATGGGTAGTCTCCTAATCCTTCTGCTTTAGGGTTAAGCCTCATGAAGATAGTAGAAACAAACATTGCTTTATCTTCATCCTCCCCAGCATAAATTCCCTTACTAGAAGTCCTGTCGTTATTAAATGGAAACCAATCTGTCTTCTTTGGAAAAGCTAAAACAGATCCATCAAAGTAGTAATCAAAGAAATCCTTGTATGAATTAACTAAGCCATGCAAGCTATTGGTGTAAGCAATGTCGTCTAGATTCCAATATGCTGCATCATCCCTCACATCGGAAAACCTTACGATATCCCAATATCCAATCCAATTAGGGCCAAGATCAGTATTTATAGCAGAGATCGGCTCTGAGTTATCCCAAAATGTTCTAGTAGGATGTGGCAAATCAAAGTGTATACCCTCTTTCTCAACATAGCTTTCTAAGTCCCCATCCTCATCTTCACGCCACTGAACTTTCCTAGTCCAAGGCTCAGACGGAAACATAATCGCATAGCCATACATAAACATAGATCTTATAGCCTGCTCGAACTTTGTTCTAAATCCGAACTGTTCGGTCATCATCTCTACGCGTTGTGACAATACTTCTGCCCTAACCTTAGATGGAGTGTCTGTACCTCTTGCATCGAATTTAAGGTAAGGATATAGATTGCTGAACCTACTAACTTGCGCAGCAACTCGCCGCGTTATGTACGACCGAATAATATTTACAGTCACCTCATACAGACGAAGTAAGTTAATATCTTTAACTGTCCCCTCATCATCATATGTAGTATACTGCTCAGCAAGTTCGGGATCTATTCCATCTAGCTTTGTGGCACACTGCTGAATATTTATTTTTCCCTGTGCGTACTGTAATAACGGAATCGAAAACTTATTAATAGGAAGAGAGTCCCATGCTAAATCGACTGCTAGGTACAGAGAGTGATTTTTACATGAATGATAAATGCCCTCATGTACACGACTGCGTACTAAATCAGTCAATCTCTCCTTGATCTTCCAATCCTTGGAGTCTGACTTTTTGCAGGTAAAAACTTCCCTAAGGCGCTGCTGTGTCGTGCCTGTCTTTTTGAGTATGTCGGGATGTACCATAAAAGTTAAATATGTCTGGAATTGAGTCCTTTATGAACTCACTCATGTATGTGGCTTCTAAGACTGTTAGGAGTAATGCACAGGGGCCAGTAACTGAGCCTCTTAGATAAGAGGCCTTGAAGGCAGATATGTTTGAGTTCAGTAAAGATACTAGTTCCTCCTCTGTGATACGGAGGTATCCTATTAACCTCTGTATACGATTTCGGTTCCAAACCTTGTTTACTCCAACCTCGTTATAATGAGCTTTGATTATTAGACTTGCAGGAGAGTACTTATCAAGACTCCTCTTCTTCGTCCTCTTCCTCTTCGTACTCATCATCCTCGTCATCATCCTCGTCATCATCCTCGTAATCATCCTCATCTTCCATTTCGATATCGTCTTCTGAACTCACATTGTCATGGACTTCATCGATAGTAGCAATGAACCTTTCGTCATCTAACTCTGAAACCGTAACTTCGAGGGTAAGCTTTACTTTACTTCCTGCTGAAATTCCCTCAAATAATTCAGAGACTTCAGGTTCGGATATATTCAATTGTACTAAGTCTTGCATCTTAATTTACGGTTATGTTATCGACTGAGAATTCTGCACCTGCTTGCCCGATTATGTAAGACTCTATAGTTCCAGCCTCAGTTGTTACCTTTCCATCCACATTAGCAGTCAAAGTAATTGTAATATTGTCATTATGCTCTAATGAAGGAAGCGCATTAATTGCCTCTTCGTCTAATTCTCCAGTAATAGTAATAATCGGCATAGTGTTACTTAATCTTTTGGGTTACAAAAGGTCAAGCATTTATTTCTATTATTGAGGATGTCCTTACATTGGGCGTAGGCATAGTTGTCTTAACATCATAAAACATAATGGGATAGGTCAGCGCATCAAATGAATGAATGTATACACTTCTCTTTGGCTTCATAGCCAAGCTAGGATCGTATTTGCCATCTTTACTCTTATCAGAAGAAAGATTCCTTACACTCTTGATTACATCCGTGCATTGTGCAGAAAATACAATTTCCTCCTGAACTAACTTTGATATTAGTAGCCGTACTCGGCCCTCAACAGACCCCGAAAACTTTGGTGCTGCCTTCATTCGAATAGGCTCCAAGCCGAACACTTCACATTTCTCCTTAGATATATCCTCAAAGTCCTTCACGTCATAAGAGCCTGTCTTTGCACGATACTGATTGAATGCAGAGTTGTCTGAGATGTGGATGTATTTGAAGTCTGTACCCACCAAATTATTCCAGTATTTCATCTTCCGGTACAAATACGGAACAATTTTCGTGTAAGGAATCTTTTGATTAATAAAAATCAATTCATCGAACACTATCCACATGCTTTTTTCCTTACCAATTAGGCACTGCATAAACACCATAGCATTATTTACTGAGCCTGGGTCATATCCAATTATTATAGGGAAACTAGGGTTAGGGATTATGCCTGATTTTGCATCTCCCTTAACATGAAGAGGTTTCGAAAAGTAGGGAGCTAATAAAGCATCGCCCGATGGTCTATCTATCCATTCACCCTCTAGCATCCTTTTCGCCTCGATTGGGTCATTTGAAACAGCCTGCATTACTCGCGAGTAATAACCCTCAGGAAGGTTTTTTTCGTTCTCTGCTATCTTTACATGTACTACATGATAATCGTGATTATAATTACCTTCATCGTCTAGCGGTGATTCAAAGAATCTTTTATACACCCAATGACTTGGCCCGTCAGGGTTGCATGCAGCGCAATACTGTTGGATTCCCTCAATGCCTTGCCTACGACCAAGTTGTTGAACCACAGCCTCGAAGTAAGAGGGAGAATCTAGGTTAGTAAGCTCATCGACAAAGACATAACTAGGTTCAAAACCTTTGATCCGGTCAATAAGCATTGTCCCGAATGGAGCAGACATAAGACTTATCCTCGACCAACCACCATATCGATTCTGAATATCAATATATGGAGCTTTCTGTAAGTCCATCTTTTCGTCTGTATAGTCTATCCCTAAACCCTCTTTCCACTCGGGTAGTACTTCGGTCTGCAATTTGTGCCAAACTCCACCCTGTGTGGCTTGTGACTTAACTCCAACTATAATTAGTGCCAAGGCATTAAAGTTTTCGTAGCAATGCCTAACAAGCTTATGCCCACCCAATACAAAAGTCTTACCCGAAGCACGTTCTCCATACGCTAAAATGTACTTTGATGTAGAATTAAAAAGTTCACTTTGGGATCCCGACAAAGAAGGAGACCATATTTCTTCTTCTGCTCCAACCTCTTCATCCTCGGTAAAGGCATCGAGGAAAGCTTTAGGATCAATCTTCTTTAGCCTCGGCACTTTGCATCTCCTTCAAAGGTCTGAATCCAGGCTTTTTCTTTTCTTTAACTTTATCCCTTTCTGACATTTTAATCATCAAGTCTAAACCATGAAGTAACCTGTCGTAAAATTTACCTTGTTGCTCGGTCGTCTGCAGAAATAGCTTAGTCCTTAATATCTCCTCCTCGGGATCCAATATCCCACTAGAAATATCGTCTCGTAGCTTTTCCCCTACTTCAAATAAAGCCATATTCTGTCGAATGGCTATTTTCTGAGTTACATCCAAGGCATTAGACATTAGTTGCCCGATGCCACCCTTCAGGTTCTGAAATACTTTTAACTTCTCAATGTTCTCAGGGTTCCTAAGCATTGTCTCGAGTTCACCCATGAACTCTTCCTTACCATTTTCCTTTAATGCTCCTAGAAACTCTTTGTGGTCTGGCGCAGGTGGAGGGTCTTTCCTGACCATAAGTTCAACATCGGAAGGCTCGTGTCCTTGGTTCCCGGCTACTTGCCAAATACTTTTAACCCTTGGATCCTTACGAACACGCTCTCGCATATTCCCCTCAGTCATGCCTAACTCTTTAGCTGCATCGGCATAGTTGCCGTCATGACGTCGCATCGCAGTAGCTAACTCCTCGGTACTATACTTTTTTCGTCTGGGCATTGAAAAATGACATTAGCATTGGTTTATATTTTTTAATCCAATCAGGACTACTTCGAAGATACGCAAAGCTTCCATTTGAAGCTAATGCATAAGCACCATTTCTCACTTGCCAGTCAAATAAATCGAAGTTGCAGCCTTGGCAAAACCTTTTAGCCTCACCAACGCTTATATCAGACCAGTCGTGCATCTGTGAGATAGATTGAACATCAAATAGATCCATGCCTGAATTGATCGCAATTTCTTCATCAGTGAGAACTCTAACTGCACTAGTTTTTCCGTTCTTGTTGCGAATCTTTTCTCGTGCTAAAAGCCTTACGAATATCGGTGGAAACTCGTCAAAGCATGCCCAGCCTTTACGTATTTTTCTCATTTTCTCTTTTAATCATTCTAGCTATCTGTCGATGCAAAGGTCTTAGCTTAAGATTTTCGTTAAATTTTTCCTTAGGACAACCCATGTCTCCGATGCAACTAATCTCACCATCGTCTGCTTTAAATCCAACTAACAGAAATGTTGAATAGTACTCTTTAAGTTTTGGTTCGACCTGATTTAGAATATCTTCATCCTTCATATTTTGATTCTCCAATACTGACATTGGAAACAACAACCTGTAAACAAAATAATTAAGTAACACAATGAAAATTCCCTTCTTGAACCTATTCAAAAAGGGGGTTCCAAGCATGCATGACACGCATGAGGTCGGCAGTTCGAATCTGCCATCTCCCACCACTCATAAGCCTCAAGAGGCTAATGGGTTATGCAATAATGTGAGCATTATTGATGCATACCTTATGTATATGAAGGCATGCGGTCAAAGGAACCTCCGTAAAGCAAGCTTGATGACCTATAAAACTAGGCTTACTAGCTTCCTAAATTGGACAGATTGTAAAACTGTTGACCAAATAACTAGGCAAGATGTCAAACGGTTTGCTGAAAGTTTCGATGGGAGATGGTCTAGGATCGGTCACAGAAATGATGTTTGTGGCTTTCTGAATTGGTGTGGAGACCAAGGCTTCTGCCCCGAAAGAAAGTTTACCAATGTTAAAATCCTTGAGGTTTTACAAGATGAGAACCCCATTGAGATTCTGTCAGTTAACCAGGCTAAGGATCTACTTAATAAAATGCCCGATAAGTTTAAAGGCAGAATAGCCATACAACTTTTCGCAGGTGTCAGACCATACGAGTCCTTGAAAATCGAAAGTAAGGATTTAGATTTGCAAGGTAAGAAGCTCTATATCCTCGGTGCAAATTCTAAGCTTCGGACGACTCGGGTACTCCATGATCTTCCTGATAATCTAATATCATGGGTTAGGAAATATGGGATAAGGGAAAAATTCACCTACAATGCCTACCGAATCGCAAGGCGCAGATATTTCGGTAGAATTGCCCATGATGCGATGCGTCATACCTTCTGCACCTATGCATACTTTACCATGGGTATGGAGCAGACTATGAGGTACACAGGTCATTCAAATTATAAAACTTTTCACCGACATTACTGCAGTTCTGTAGCCGAGAAAAAAGATGCAGTAAACTTTTTCAAGATTCGGCCTGTAGGCTAGATAAATACTGACATTCAAGCCGATGGCTAAAGCCGGCCCCCTTTAGCCATCGCTTGCAAATTTTTATATATCTGAATCTGATTCTGTATCTATGACTATGTCTATATCCTATGCCTATACCTATATAACAAATTCCAACTACCGAAATTAGTGGATTACGTATGAACTACGTTAAAACTACGTTAAAGTTCCGATTGGGTATTTTGTGAATGAGTAAAAGCGTACGGATTTACTCATCTTCCGACTTGGCATGGAACCATCAAAGGGGGGGGACTATAGGGGGGGGATTTAAGGAGGCAATGCCTTGGGTAAAGTAAGTACTATACTTTTAAGTTAAGTATAATCATTCAAAATCTAGTACAGGGAAATTGGGAGAATCATATTTCTTTTCCAATCTTTTATGTTCACGGCACCAATGCAATCCATGATTTAACATGAGTTTAGCAGTAGCCTTAGGTATACACCGATGAGTGAGAGGATCATATACCAATCCTTTAGGTTTTGAATATATATGTCCGATTAAAAGCCCCACAAAAAGAGCAGCTAGAGGGATATACGATTTCAAGTAATATTTAGAATTAAGAATCTCGACTGACTTTACAGGTTCATCAAATTCTAATACTTGTTTATCACTAGCAAGCTGCACTTCAATTCGGTTCATTTCAATTTGTTTCCTATTGTAAATTCCAATGAATAACGACCTACTGCTATCCACTTCGGTGTTGTTAAAGTTTTTGATTCAAGCATTTCGATGCAAGTCTCAATCGAATTTTGTGCGAAATTATTAATTGGTATTCCCCCAAGTCTTTCGCACATCTCTTGGATTTTTTGGTAACATTCGTCAGTAACGCGAATGCCTATTGATTTATCTGATTTATTCATAGGGATTTCTGGAACTAATTAATTGTTAAGACCTACTAAAGGAAATATTTTTTTACTAAAGTCAATACATTATTTTCACCCTATTACACCAAAATTAACAGATTGCTAATTTTTTTTGCACTTTGCGAATATTATCTATTGACCGAGGTGTCATTAACCGCCAAAAGGGTAACTCAATGAGTGGTACAAAAGTGAATGGGATAGTGCGATTGAACGAAACCTACAGCCTTACCGAGGCAGCAACCAAGCTAGGTTTCGACTCATTTCGCAGTGTGAAACACTTGGTCAAAAAAGGAGTTTTGAAATCCTATAAGACTAAGTTTTCGAAATATCAGCGCGTCCTCAAAAAAGAAGTTGAGGCACTAACAGAATTGGAGGAAGCCTAATGGATATTTATCAAGGATTGAAGGCTCCGTTCGAGGAGAAGGTAGTACACTGGCGCGTTGGTCAAATGACTAAAGATGGAAAAAAAGGTTCAGCATTAGCTTACATTGATGCAAGAGACGTAATGAAACGACTCGATGATGTGGTTGGGTTTGAGAATTGGTCAGACGATTACTACGAAACCAAAACGGGCAGGCTTCTATGCACTCTTTCTTTAAATATTGGTGATGGATGGGTGTCTAAAGTCGATGGGGCTGGAGACACTAACATCGAGGGTGTTAAGGGTGGAATCAGTGATGCATTTAAACGTGCAGCTGTTAAGTGGGGAATCGGAAGGTATCTTTACTATCTTCCTGTGAAGTGGGTAGCTGTCGAAAATCGTAGGATTGTTACTCCACCTACATTACCTAAATGGGCATTACCTAAGCCTAAAACTGACAAAGTGGCGGATTTGTCGGGATGGGAATAGTAAAAAACGAGCGAGCTTGGAAGGGTGTCCCGAAGATGTCGGGTTCATCAGTCTACGAAAATATGCTGTGCAAAGCTCGCTTTAAAGCCTCACAGAAATTTAAGGATTACGACACATCCGATGCAACCCAAGGCACAGAATTGCACTCTTATATGGAAAACGGAACTCCGATTGATGATATACTTGATTCTAGTCATGCGTTCATCATTCAAGAGTGCCGAAGAATGGAGGCAGAAGTAACCAAGATTTTTGGGTTGCAGGGTGAAGTGATTAGGGAACTTAGGTTGTGGTTACTCAATGATGAAGGCATTGGTGTCCTCTCTGGTCAGATCGATTATCTAGAAATCGATGGAGAGGATGCCAGCGTCATCGATTACAAAATGCTCTATGGTCATTACGAAGAGGCGTCGAAGAATAAGCAGTTGCAGGTTTATGCTACACTTGTGATGCAAAACTACCCCCAGGTGAAACGCGTGAGGGTAGCTCTTCTACAACCTGCCATTGGAAAGTGGACTCAGGGAGTAATGGGTCGTGATCTATCTGACATGCTAGCAATTAAACTAAGAAAGTTAGCTATCGAGGTAGAGGCAGAGGATGCACCGATGACCGCAGGTCACCTACAATGCAAGTACTGCAAGGCTCTAGCACACTGCCCTGCTGCATTTAAATTAATTAAAGATGAAATTGATAAAGAAACTGATATGGAAAATATTTCAAACGAAGAATTGGCTGAAAAAATGGAGCGGGTCGGACTTATTGAAAGGTTTGGCAAAAGCGTTAAATCGACTGCGAAAGGTCGTCTTGAGAGTGGTATTGATATTCCTGGTTGGAAGCTGCGTAATACTGGAAGTGTTACTTCCTTTGATGCTGTGGGTGCGTCTGAAATTCTGTTTTCTGCGAATCTACCTGTTAAGGAATTCCTCCAAGCTACGAAGATTTCTGAACCAGACCTAATAAAGATATGGGCTGAGCATACTGATCAGTCTAAGGGGGATGCAAAGAAGGATCTTCGCACACGGTTGGAACAGGTCATGTTCCGTAAGGAAAAAGCAAAGTCGGTTTCGGCAGCATGAAGGCATTTACCATTAGATGCAATCCACCGAGATCCACTGCACAATCATCAAAACGAGTAGGAGTTAAAAAGAATGGAATCCCATTTTCGTATACCACCGCCAAGGGAAAGCAACAGGAAGCAGACTTTGCTAGCCTCCTCATGCCTTATGTTCCTGAGAGACCTCTGGAAGGCCCTTTGGCACTTACAATCATTTATAAGTTCCCTTTTCTTAAGTCTGAGAAACGAGCAGTCAAAGATAAGGGTTGGACTTGGCACTTTACTAAGCCTGATGCTGACAATTTGGTCAAAATGTTTCAGGACTGCATGGGCAAGTTGCTTTTTTACAACTCGGATGCTCAAGTCGTGGATCTGCAGATTCAAAAGATAAGATCACAGAATGCAGGTATTTATATTTGGCTAAGGGAGGTGGAAGATGAAGCGCTTAGAAATTAGACTATCTCCTAACATTGAAGCTAGGCTTGATGCTTTGTCTGACTTTAGTGGTCTAGATCGACAAGGTTTGTTTCTTGCTGCACTAGCTAGCTACCATCCTGAGATTAAGGTTGAAGTTAAGCCACAGCGTACTCGTAAGCCAAGGGCTGAGAAAACATTGGGTGAAGGAAATAAGCCTAAAAACTTAGAAGAGGTAGTTAAGTTTTTTAAATCAAAGGACATTCCTGAGCCAGTTGAACCTAAAGCTCAACTTTTCTTTAGCCACTATGAAGCTAAAGGGTGGGTCATGGGGAAAAACCCCATAAAGCAATGGGGGCAGTGCCTTACCTCATGGATTAGAAATAATGCTGAATGGAGGCCTGTCATCAGTCACAAAAAAGAAAATGTGTCCATCGATGAGTTCATGGATTGGGCTTCAAATAACAGAAAGCCTGTATTTGAGAAATACAGAGGCACTACAGACATTAACGAAATTGACCAACTTTATATAGATGAATTTTGCGACAACAGAGATAAAAACTGATTACCAAGCTGAGAGGGGTCTTATTAGCACCATGTTGAAAGATGCTAATTTGATTGATGACTGCATTGATGCTGGTGTTTCCACGGAGTGGTTTTCTGACCCTCACTGCCAACAACTTTGGCTGGCTGTTCAGGACTGCGACAAAACTAGTGAAGTAATCGATGTGGATATTATGCTTCAATTTGATTCCGAGGAGCGGTCGTGGGTGACTGACATCATCCATTCTTGCGACACTAGCACAGGATTTAATAGATATTTTGAGAAGTGCAAAGACGACTTTAGGCGTAGGCAACTCCGTAAAATCGTTCTTGAGGTCAGTGACCTCATCGATGAGCAAGTTCCCACTGACTCTATTATAGAGGCAGCTGATCGTGACTTAACTAGCATGAGTCTCGAAACTAAGGATCCGACTCGATCAGCTTCCGATGTCGTGGATTCTATGTGGGTAAACATAAAAAAACGAATGGAAGTTGATGGTATGTCGGGGATCCCTTCAGGTATAGGCGAATTAGATCGCATGACATTTGGTTGGCAGCCAAGTGACCTTGTAGTTTTGGCAGCACGAACTTCGGTAGGTAAGACTGCATTTGGATGCGAACTAGCATTATCTGCACTTAAAAACAGCAAGAATGTTTTATTCTTTAGTTTAGAGATGAAGGCAGAAGCAGTCATGCAAAGACTCATATCTAATGTATCTGAAGTTCCATTAGGATACATAATAGACAAGACAGCAAGACCTGAGGACTTAAACAAGTATCAGGAAGCTATGATGTGGATGAAGTCTAAGAATTTTTGGATCGATGACAGAGGTATGATCAACTCAGCCCAAGTAAGATCCAAAGCTAGGAAGCTAGCGCGTAAAGGATTGGATTTTATCGTAGTAGATTATGCGCAAAAGATGTCAGCTATTGATCCTCGCATGCCTCGTGAACAACAGGTTGCCGAGATCGCAGGATCCATGAAGGCACTAGCAATGGAACTTAATATTCCGATTATAATGCTCAGTCAGCTAAATCGGGGTGCAGATGAATTAAATCGTAAGCCTAGGCTTTCCGATATTCGGGAGTCGGGAGCCATTGAGCAGGATGCAGATGTGGTTGCTCTTCTATGGAGGCAGAATGATGACCCCGATCAAACAGTAATTTCAATAAGTAAGCAGCGCCAAGGACGGTGTGGTGACGTCGAGGTCTGCTTTAAACCAAAAATCCAAAAATTCACACCACGACCCAAATTATCATGAGTTCTTACTCCAAAGCACAATTCATGGGACGGTTAACAGCCGATCCTACAACTAAAACGATTGGCGATGCTACCCTGTGTACCTTCAGCCTAGCCATTAACGAAACAGTTAAAGGTGAGCGGACTGCTTCCTTTTATGATTTCGAGGCATGGAGACAGGCTGGTGACTACATCGCTAAGTATGCCAAAAAGGGCGATGCTGTTTATCTAGATGCCGACATCAAACAGGACAAGTTTGAGGGCAAGGATGGTAAACCACAGCGTAAAGTTAAGTTCGTTGTGAAACCAATGAGCTTCGGCTTTGCAGCTGGTAATAAGGATGATAATGCTGCTGCACCTAAGGCTCCTGCTAAGGTAGCAGTTAATGTCCCTGAAGATGACGAGGATGTACCCTACTGATGGCTACAAAACTTCTCAAAAACCTATCGAGAGAAACTAACTCTGATGACGGCAATGGGCGTGACTTAATTGTCACGCTCAATGCCGAGCTTCAGACCATTGATTTCAAACCGAAAGGTAGGACAGCAAAAGCTATAGTTAGGCTACCAATCTCGAAAATTTATCAACTAGTAAAAAACGCACAATGAGCGAAGAAAAAACAGAAGAACAAACTGCAGAAGAAGAAGCAGCTAAAAAGTGGGACTCACTCACTTTGGAGCAAAAGCTTAATGTTGTTGGAAATAATGCCATGTCTCGAAGCGAGGCGTATCAAAGACTTGAGTCTATTTTGGAGAAAATTGAGGCAATTGCCACCAAGGTAGAAAACCTAGAGCTTAAAAGTAAGCTTCAGGTAATCGAAGGTGGACAAGAATCTACTTCATGACCTTGGGGTAGGGTCATATGGGGCGGGGGAAATTCCCCTGCCCCTTTATTTCTCGCCCGGGGAGTTTCACAAAATAAGGTTAGAGATTGATCAAGCAGTAGATAAATTCTGGGCAAAAGATCAAATCCGCGGTTGGGATAAAAATGGCGAAAGAATAGGAACAGGTATTCCCAGAGTGAAACCTAGTTTTCTAAGAAACAATGAGTACTCAATTTGAGGTACAATATCTTGAGGCACAAAGGTTTCTCTTAACATCACTCCAAAACCCACAAAATGTACATCTAGTGGATCTAGAAGAATATGACGGATTCGGTGAATGTTCATGTGAGTATTTCCATTTTAAAATTGGCCCTAAACTAAAGGCAGGAAAAAAACCATTTAAAGTATGCAGACATATAAGATCAGTGAGGCAGTTAATTCAGAAGAATTTACCCTCCCCTCAGTAATAGGACTTACCGGCCCCAAAGGTGTTGGTAAAACAACATTCGCGCAAAAGATTGGCGGAGAAATTTTAAGTCTTTCTTTACCGATTAAGAAGATGCTGGAGGTAATCATACCCTCAAAGTATTTATACAACTTAAAGGAAGAACAGATTCCAGGGTTCCCCGAGGGCATAACAGCTAGGCACTGTTTACAGACCTTGGGGACTGAGTGGGGACGAGCGATGCATCCAGACATATGGATCGCTCCTGTTCACGACAGGATCGCAGACCTAATAGCCTGGGCAAGTGCTACAGATCACCAATGTTTCAGATGCGTAGTAGATGACATCCGATTCCCGAATGAGGCAAAGATGATCCACGATTTAGGGGGAGAGGTATGGAGAATCAAGAGAGATAGCTTTAAGCCATTAGAAGATAGTCACTCAAGTGAGTGTGGGTTACCAGAGGATCAAATTGATAAGGAAATAATAGTTTGAAACTAGAGCTTACAGAAGCAGAGTACAACCTCTGCCAAATCCTAGGCAGGATGAGGAGCCTTATAAGTAGAGGCACAGGCGTAAAGGATGCCAAGATGGGGAAACAAGATGGCTCGGAAGCAGATGTAATGGGAGCAGTAGCTGAGTATGCATTCGCTAAGAAGTTTAATTGCTTCCCTGACTTTGCTCCCGAAGCTAGAAGCGGAAGTTACGATGGAGTTCTTAAAGGGAATAGGTATGATATAAAATCATCTAACTACCCTAATGCTAGGCTTCTAAGTACACTTAAAGTTAACCAAGATATTGACTTCTATGTACTCGCAATAGTCGATGGAAGGTCGGTAGACATTAAAGGTTGGGCATGGAAGAAGGACTTGATTCGACAAGAGAATATTAAGGACTTGGGTCATGGGAAAGGATACTGCCTAGACCAAAGGAATCTGAAGGCATTTAATGTTACTTAATATACTTGATAACAGATTCGCTTAAGCTTAAAATAAACCTTATGGGAATTAAATACAATGGGGTCGACGTCACAAGTTTGACTTACAATGGGAATACGGTAAACGAACTAGTTTACAACGGATCATCAGTATACACTTCAGCCCCCGCCGGAGAACACTATGCATTTAACACAAGTAATCTTAGTGCATCACAGATAGACGACATCAATGCAGGAAATACTGTAAGTGTTCCTATTACTGACACTACCGAAAGTATTCGTTTCAGTCCTGCGACATTTGGTCTACAAAAGGAATTCACAGTGGAACCAGATGGAACCGTCTTCTTTCCAGGTCATGTAACTGCGAACAATGCTGGCTCGCCTGCTCAAAACAGTATCAACCTCCTTTCAAATAAAGGAATTGGAGAAGAGTATACCTCCGTGGGAAAACAAGTGCCAAAATCTGGATCTATTTGGTTTAAGCCAAACTTAGGCCTTGCTGATGGACTCGATCATAGTACGAGAAGCCAGTATCTCCTTTGCGATAGTCTGCGAATAAATGGGTATTTTTCTACCCTCAATAATGGCATTTTAGTATCAATGGAACCTTTGAGCAACTTTGCTAGTATGGGTTCTTATGACACCGTATTTTCGCTAACCTGCTATAAGTACAACCCTCACGGTTTTCGCACAACATTCACTGGGGCAGGTGTACAGATGAGTGGAAACAGTAATGCCGTCACAGCAAAAGTTTTAAAAACACAATTAGCTAGTGATTTTGTCGTAGATTCATGGCACCATATGGCTTGGAGCATAGATCCTGGTAATTCACTTGGATCTATTGATCTATGGCTTGATGGACAATATGAGTCAAAGACAACTATAACTGCAGGTCTCACTGACGAGGAGAGGTTGAGACCTTACATAGGGAGAACTGATACTACCTTTAACTGGTATAATAATGATGTTTTTATGATTGGAGGCAGACAGTATTACACTCTCAAGGGTGTAAACTTTCATGGTCACATTGGGCAGGTAGATGTATACACGAATAAAGCTTTAAGCGCTGCAGAAGCTTTATCTATCTACGACACTCAAAAAGGAACTTACGGGATAACTTAGTAACCTATTTATCTTGATTACTTTAGGTAAATTGGTTATTGTATTGATAACCAATTATCTAAATGACGTATGCATTGACATATGGGGATTATGCTCCCGACACCCTTGGGGTGACGGTACAGGATCGAATTCACTCGTTAGAGCAATGGCGTAACTTATGTATCGATGTCGAATCTGATGCTCGGCAAAAAGCCGTTCAAGCAACAGAAGATATCAGAAGGCTCAAAGGCACTTCCCTAGAGGAAGATGATAATGAGCTATGAACATGTATGAGCTGTGAACATATAATTCTATACATGGTTACATTATTGATTTTTATCGACGTATCGATCTAGTATAAAGCCTTTTTCCCTAGCCCAAGTCGGATTCCTGTGAATCCGATCATGGCATCCTCGGCATGTTGCAAGCCAAGTACCTTCATCTAGGTAATACTTGCCTCTTCCCTTTCGGTGATGAATGTCTGTACTTTTTGATTTTGCACAGACCTCGCATAATGGCAATGTGGCTAGGAAGCTCGAGCGTTTCCTCGAATATTCTTTGGACTCTGCTTGCCTCTTCTTGGATACCCTCCTCATCGGCTTTTTTCTTTTTAGTGGAGTGTTTCTTTTCATTCTTCTGCATGTATATCTATGAAGTTCCTAAGGTGTGGCATAACAGCAAAGACATATTCATGTCCTAACTCATAAAGGTGAAAAAAGGTTCTCCAGTCGAAGTTTTGTCCTTTGACTTCCGCGATGATGAGCGTTTCTTCTGACTGCCATATGAATGTATGGATTCCTTTCTTAACCACTTGTTCCATGCCTCTAACAATAGCGTAGCATCTGCCATATTGTCGGCTTTTGTAGGGATATTTGGCAATTTGCCTGTTTTGCTTAATCTAAGCCCGATATTTTGATAACCCATGAGTTCAGAGTAGTACTTTAAATAAACTTCCCCCTCCCCTTCTACTGCTCTTATTTCCCTGATGTAATCGGGAGCATTCAGACCCTTCACTTGGCGTCTAACTGTATACTAACATCATATAAACCCTTAAGGTCTTCGGGTGCATTTGCCTCAACCTCGAGCCTCAAGCAGTCCTTTACTGCCTCTTCTAGGCTATCAAATAGTCCAGTCTCGTTTCTCCACTGATCCCCTTCGAGAGATACCTCTCTGTCCATTACGAATACGGACAATCCACGACTCGTGATCATGGACTGACCACCCGATAGCTTTTCCGTAGTTAATTCTTCCCCAGCATTCATCATAAACTAAGTTCGAGAAAGGAGTGTAGCATCCACACCCTTGCTCTGAGTTACCGTAAGGTCTACACCTCTTAAGTTCGGGATCGAATACAGGGCAGTTATAACATACCTTGTACCTCCTCATCCATTCAAGCTTCTCGGGCTTTTTGGCAAGATACCAATAAGGCAACAGCTTTATAGTAAGCCTTGCTAAAACTAGTATTGCAGAAGGTAGGCTAATAGACCCACGCTCCTCCCTAACAACTCTTAAGAATTCCTTAATCCTTTTCACCAATCAAAGGCGCATCATTGTCAAATATATCCAAGTTTTCGCTCCCGGTAGAAGTAGTAGGTAATGCAGGAGCAGCTTTAGTTTTTCTAACAGATCCATTAGCTAACTTGTCTATAATGTTTTCTATGCTCTCGACTTGGGCAGTCTTCTTTACCTTAGGTTTTTCACCACCCTGTTTTTCTTCAAATTTTTCGGCTAAAGAACTTCTGTCTACATCAGTAGATCCAATCGGGTCATCAGCAGTACCTGAGCTAGGCCCTGCACCAGGAGAATTACCCATACCTACGAGACCCCTAATTTGATCATCGGACAATAAACTACTGCCACCAGTTTGAGCAATAGCGTCAGCAAGTGTGGGAAAGTCAGAATCATTAAGGAGCGATTTTTGACCACTAGCAGTAGACATATCATACTCATTGCCTGCATATCCTACCGTAGACCCGCTCACTGAACTGATGCCCTCCCTAGAGTTTCCTGAGCCAAGTACCCTGCTTATCTTCTTTCTCTGTGGAGCTTGACGACTAGGCATCCTGCGACCCCCACCGCCTCCACCGCCTCCGGAACCACCACCAACACTAAGTGATATATCATCCACCCCAAATACATCTTTAGCAATCGCAACAGGAACGCTTATCGCATTACCTGCTAATTCAAAGGGAGCAGCAACCAATCCTTTTAATCCTTGCTTCGCAACGTCCCAATTCCCTGAAAGCCCACCTGCAACCGTTTTGGTAAGGTTATCGGGTACATTGAAAACAGTGCCTAATAAACTATCTCGATCACCACTACCAAAAAGATAATCACCTGTGTTGTCTACGATGTTACCAAAGCTCGAGAAGCCTCTACCTATGGGGTTGTTACCCAAAGCACCACCTATGGCATCCAAGCCACCTCCAATGCCATCAGAAAGCCAATTAACTGGCTTAAGGAGCATTCCGGCTCCGTTACGAAGATAATCAGTGAATGTGTCTACACCCTGGATGACCGATCCAGCTGCGTTCGGTGTAGCCTGAAAACTCATTCCCTGTAAAGCAGGGTTAGTCCTCATGTCTACTGGCTCACCATAAATATTAAATTTGCCACCTGTATTGCCATATATCTGGCTATTCTTTGCAGCATTGCCTTCGTTAATGTAACCAGCACTGAGAGAGTTTAGCTTACTCTCTTCATAATCCGGATCACCAGAGAACAAGAACTTATTGCTGAAATCAGTGCCTACTAGACCGACCGAGCCGCCCTCACCTGCGAGCGCAGATGATGGCTGATCTGCTATATCAATGCTAAATGCATCCAAGCCTAAATCTTCAGCAGCAAGAATTTCATTTCTTAAACTAGTCAGATTAGTAATTTCTTCATCTGAAAGATCCCCTCTATACTCAATTAACTGATCCTCAATCTGCCTAAGGGCATTCTGTGAATCAAAGTCAGTTACTGCACCATCTTCATTAATTTCAATCGCTCCAACACTCTTAAGAATATCTAATTCTTTTTCATCGAATGTGCTAACATCTTGTGCTGCAAACTGAGTAGATGCATCGTAATTACTAAAGTCGTCAGAATTAATATCTACTCCGTCAAGATAATCGAAGGTCTGCCCGATATCTAGACCTGCATCAAAATCACCTCCGTATGAATTGTCTATGATTGATTGACTAAAGTCAGTATCGATGGCGTCTGTGCTTAAATCAATATATGTGTTGGGGTCAAAGTAGTCCGAATCGTATGTGTCTAGAAAGTCACTTACATTATCCGAGTAGTTGTAGTTATCTAATGCTACTGAATTTGCATAGTTTGATGCAGTATCAAAGGCATCATAAGTGTTTATCGTATCTAGGTAATCAAAGGTATCAAATGATGGTGTGTATGTGTCGTATGAGGGAGCCGAATAAGTATCGGTGTAGTTGTATGATGAACCATAATCACTTCCATAATTATCGTTAAAGTCCCTAAAACGATCAGATGCATTAAAATCCATATTCTTATCTGCCTCCTGCTGAGCTACCCTTGCTGCCTCTTGCTGAGCTTGCTCTGTTGCAATACGCTTAGCTTCCTCTGCTGCCTGTAGTCTTGCTTGCTCTGCTGCTTGGTTTTTTGCATGGTCTATTGCTGCCTGTCTTGATGCCTCTATTACTTGCTGCCTAGCAGCCTCGTTGGCTGCTCTTTGTGCAGCTTCTCGAGCAGCATCGCTTGCTGCTTGCTGCTGTGCCTTCGCCTGTGCTGCAATTCTGGATGCCTCTGCCCTGGCTATAGCTCGTGCCTGTTCTATTGCTGGATTCATTCATCAATGCTGTTACTTAGTTTACTAGGTTTCTTTCATTCGGTCAAATCCTATAAACCCGAATCGGATCAGATCCCAGAAAGTTCAGAAAGGGTGTATATAATTGTATAAGACGCCAGGTTGCTTCCCCCCGGCACCCCCCTTTGTAACCTAATGGTCATTAGGTAACACTTATGCCATAAGTCATTGATAATCAATGGGTATGCATGGCATTAAATAGTATGTCAATTATGGCGCAAATATTAATCAATCAAATATCAAAATAACAATGAGCAACCTATCCTTAATTCAATCCCATACCCAAGCACGTCGTGAAGTCTTAAATAAAAACGGCAAAGTAATACGACACGAAGTTGTATTCGGCAAGCAAGGTGCTAGCGCTTCAGAAATAAAAGCAAACCTTCGCAAAGCAAATCCGCTCTTGAAAGGCAAAGCTTTAACTGCAGCCGTTCATAATGTTCTAAGCGGTGAGAAAACCATGCGAGACGCGGTTACAATTGCAATGGTAAACAAAGCTTTGCAAGACGGCGTGACTGACAAGATCTCTGAGACGTCTAATAAGCTAAATATCTCTATCAATAAGCCCAAGATCACAAAGCAAGACGTGATTAATAAACAAGCTACAAGGCTAGATCAACTCGAGAGAATTGTAGCAAACCTTACCCCCGAGCAACGCGAGGCAATGGGCTTAGAATTCTAACCTAACCTAACCTAACCTAACCTAGCCATGATATATAAACCACCTTAGCAAACTAAGCCTAACCTAGGCTAGCGTGAGACGCACAGATTGTGCTTAGTGTCTCGGTGAGACGTGCAACGCATCAATGCCTAACTTCGTTTTTTAGTTCTCATGGTTTTCTGCTTTTCCATTTCAAAAAAGTACCTGTGCCAAGGGTGAAAAACTGAGGCTGTCAATTCGGGATTACGGACGTAGACCATGCTCTAGCTCTTACAAAGCTATGCACATGTGAGCGGTTCGATTTCGAGCAGGCAAGTACCATACAAGGCGAATGTGTAGCCTAGTCACAAAGCGAGTAGCCAACCGAAGTGGTTCGGGGTGAGTCGTGGAAGCAGACGAAGCGTGTAAGGAGCCGTGAGGATATTCATGTATGCGAAAGAGTGTGTAATCTGATCGATAGGAGGCGTGCCTCGGATTTAGTTTGTCAATGACTACTCGGAACAAACTAGGTCTCTCTGTCATGGAGCGAAGGGGTTAGAATAGTCAACACATGGAAGCAGTATAGTATGTATTCCCTAGAGGATGTTCATACTTATCGCAATGCAACCCGATGTAGCTCATCCGTTAGAACTACGTGTGAACTACGTCATAACTACGTTAAAACTACGTCACCTAGACGTAAACTTTCAGCCCATGTCCGAGGCTTATTCCTTGGGCATGGGCTTTACTTTTTAAATTCGACTCAACGTTAACCAAACAACGAAAGGAAATAACTATGAACTACTTAACATTCCTCGCCATATGTGGTGAGTTCTTTATTGATCCCGATATTGCCATGGAAAATGGCATGGTTGTGGATGCAATCAAACGTAACGATGAAGCTGAAGTGAGGAGGGTCTTACATGAAGAATGCTAATGACCCTCAGTTCATGGGTAGTACCATGGACAAAATTGTTTTAGGTGGAGGCTTCCTAGTCTGCATCATCGCGGTAGTACTAGAAATGTGCTGCATAATCTAAAAGTAACCTATATATCTATATAACATGGAAAATTTATTTACAAAATTAGAGGATGGAGAAGACAGAGGATACTTCGGATCTATCTTCATAGATGATGGGAGTGGTAGGTGTTATGTAAAGACTCCTTACTTCAAGGTTAAGTTAGATGCCGAGAAGTATACTCGTGAGTTATGTGAAGCTAACGGAGTAAAGTATCAATACGAAACCAACATATGGTATCACCGAGGGGAATGGGATTATACACGCAAGCTCAAGGAAATCCTTGGTAAGGATGTACGTGGGATGGTGTATGACTATGTGGGTGATGGTTGGCAGATTGATCTAGATCATGGGCGTATGGGATTCTTACATAAAGATGATGCCCCATGGGATGGAGTTAAAGTTGGTGATGAACTAATGTTCCATGTCCGCGACTATAACCCTACCAAACTTCAACTAAACGTAACCTATTATACTAAATAACATTATGAGTGAAAATAATATCAAACTTGAAGGTGCTGAGCTTGATGCCTATCTTGCTAAGCGCTTTCCTTCTACCAACCTACCTAAGCTAATTGATGAACTAGGCAGTCCAAGTGCCTTCGATTCTTGGAGCAACTACATGGGCGAGAAGCCTAGTGATACCTTGTATTGTGTACTCGGTAGGAATCGTGACTCATCTATGCTCACCAATTCTAATTGGGATTGTGCGGTGCAGATGTTTGAAGATGCCGAGCTACCCTATGACATTACTCGTGTGGGTCATTGGTTATGTGGGTGGATTGAGTATCTATCTGTAGATATCAATGACAAGGAGGCATTCAAGATGGGTGAGGAGATTGAAGCATCGCTAGCCAATTATCCTTGCCTAGATGAAGAAGATCACTCGAGGCGTGAGTACGAGGATCTCCTTCAACTGATTGAATTGGAGTACGATGATGACTTCAATGTCGGTGAGGACTTCGATGATTGGGATGACATTGCATTCTATCTCAATGAGAATGGGTACTACCATAGCGAGGGTTGCTACCCATCATCTGCCGAGATTCAGAAAGCTATGTGGGAATGCTATGTCAAGGATAGGGTCATCGATATTGCTAGGGATCTAGCAGTCGGTGAGTCAATCATCGAAGGATCATGGGAGATATCACGCATCACTGATGCCGAGGCTACTGCACACTTCGACTGCGAGGATGAGCCTCGCATGCTCTATGTCTTTAGGGATCACCCTAATCAAATGAAATTAACACTCAACTAAGGAGGTAACATGACTGAAGAATACAAATACAAACCTTACCCAAAGATGACCTTGCAAACCAAGGCTATCAAACTTACACGCAAGATGCTTAGGCACTTAGACTATGTCAGTTCATCACAAGCTCGTGACTTAAGTGCCGAGGAGTGCATGGATGTTATCAATGACTATATCGTTGAGTTCCAATACTACATTGGGACTACTTGTGGGGATAAAGCCACTCATTGGTTTGGCTTTCCATATGATGAGCATCTACTCGAGGCTCACAAGGATCGCAATGCCGATGATAAACTAGATGATGCCTTAATCATGGGCAACGATGCCATACTCGAGGGTGAGTGTGGCTTGTTCAAGTGGGTCAACAACCTCATTGCTTATGGTGAGAGTTGTTTCGGTGACCCTCAGTACTTAGCTAGTTCCTTTCACCCCAATCATCTAGATTTTCATGGTGAAAAGGTTCGATTGCTTATGGAGGAAAGGCTCGGGCTTGTAGCCAAGCGCTTTCCAGAGTGGGCAACATGGAATAAAGATACTGAAGGTTGGGTCTACACTGCTATTGATGCTCGAGGGGCTGAGTATGGAGAGTGGTGGTTCTCTATCGGCAGTGAGTATATCGAGGTAACCAAGTGGTTTAGTAGAGCTAATAGCAAGGGGAGTGGGAGTGGAGGCAAAGCCTTCAATATGAAAGTACCAATCGGTGACTTTTACACCTTCTACAAGGAGGTGGTAGCATGATTGAGACTAATGCTCAAATGGATCAGAAGGTGGATAACTATGTGTACTACCTAGGCAAGATAGCCAAGCACAAGTATCCAAACATTAAGCCTTGGCAAATAGCTATCGTCACCCATTCCAAGCGTGGGCTTATCAATACATTCAACTACGAGGATGCTCGTGAGTACTACCATAAAGTAACCAAGAATAATAAATAACATATGAATCCTACATACTACATAGAGACAATATCTGAGACATTAGCCGAAGGGTTAAATGAGAATCTTATGCTCATCGAACTTGGGTGTATTCATAAAGATTACATGCACGACAAGCATGTCAAGGGCATGGAGTTGGTAACCGAATACTCTCACCATAATCGATTGATGGATTCGATTGATCGGATCTTTGATTACTTCGCTTGGCAAGAGTGTGGGCTGAATGGTGATTGGTCTGTGCAAGCATACCATTACGGATTCAGAAGACCTAACCTTTGGGAAGGTGACTACTATGTAACAGACCAAGAGGATGGAACATTCGATGTAGTCAAGTACTACCCTGACAGAGAAGAGGACTGCGTGGAATCCATCTATCGTGGATTCAGTTCACTAGAAGATGCAAAGGCTTACACCAAAGGGCATGCGGGCATTCATTATCACAACAAATAAAGGAGGAAAATAATTATGATACAAACAATAACACAAGGACTATTCGTTAACGCATTCGATCAGCGAGCAAGGGGAAGCTCTTGGTCTCTAAGAGGACTCGAGGCTCTATATGATTTCCTCGAGGACGTAGACCCTAACTATGAGTTAGATGTAGTGGCACTTGATTGCCAATACTCTGACTACAATTCGATAGGTGATCTGCAAAATGATTACGAGCATCTCTTTGATGAAGATGAAGAGTATGATGATGATGAAATCATTGATATCTTAAGTAATCATACGACAGTCATTAGCTATGATGGTGGAGTAGTTATAAATACGGAGTTCTGATGACTATCGAAGTATCAATTATCAAGGACAAGCAACTCGTGTATTCTTTCAGCTACATAGCTAAGAAGTCAGACTCTGATGCACACGAGAGGGCTACACAAATAGCAGTAAACCAAGCAAAGAAGCATGGGATAACCTATGACTTCATTAACACTAAACTAAAGGAGGACTAGAATTATGTATGTAAAAAATTCATTCACAAGTGGTGGGCATTGTATCTATGAGGACGATGACTATGTAGCTATCGTTACTTGGAAGTCAGCTAATGCTAAGACAGGTAACATGGCTCAGATATGGATCTTAAATAGATTCACCAATCCTGTTGAGTCTGTTGCAACAGGACTAGATGCTAAGACTAACTGCAATGGATGCCCATTCGCTGATGGCAATGGGTGCTATGTCAATGTAGGGCAAGCACCTATGGCTGTGTACAAGTCATACCATAAGGGTAGCTATCCTTTCCTTGCCCTTGGTGCATATAAGGTAGCATTCCGTAATCGGTATGTGAGGTTCGGTGCTTATGGTAACCCTAGTATCATTCCCTTGCAGAAGATTAAGATGGTGACTGACCATTGTGCCGGTTGGACAGGATACTTCCATGATTGGCATATGATGTCCCCTACCCTAGCTACTGAGTATGGTAAGTACTTTATGGCTAGTACTGAGACGGAGGATTCTCGCAAGGCTGCAAAGTCACTTGGTCTTAGATACTTCCATGTCTCACCTGTACGCCCAATCGATACAATCGAATGCCTATCCGATACGCATGGCAAGGAGTGTAAGGATTGTGGACTGTGTGATGGCAACAACAAGAACGCTAAGTCTGTGTGGATCAACCCACATGGTGCTAAGAAAAACAAAGCTATCGCTATGGCGTTAGCGTAACCTAGATATATGAATAACATGAGTGATCCAAGTAACATTAAACTTAAAAGGATTCCAGGCTTACACGCTGTGGAAAGAAAACCAATCAAGTCACAAGACCCCGAGATGGGTGGTAGCATGAGCAATGGTGAGTATCTCAGATACCTTTGCAACTACACTAACCCGATGATCGGGCCATTCATCATCCAGGCAATCAATGAGTTTGCCGATCAAGTGATTGCCAAGGAGGAAGAGATACTAGCCGAAGAGAAGAAGCGACTAGAGCATGATGGATCTCGTGAGTCATTCACTATCCCTCTCATATCTAATGAGCTATGGATTGAGTGTGCCAAGTTCCTTCGCAAGCAGAACTACTACCACTATGAGGAGGGAGGCACGGCATCAGATGAGGGTGAGGATGAGGATGAGGAGTCGGGCATCGAGGTAGCAGAAGCAAGGGAGGGTATACACAATGACTGAGTGCGAGTGCAAGTGCAAGCCGAGTAATAGATGGGCGATAGTTCTTACCTGCCCATTCGATGGTAGCCTCAAAGGCGTGATCGGTATGTTCAAAGAGCAAGAGGGTGCCTTCGATTATGCAGCATCAGACAAGCAGTGTAGCTCTGATTACCATTACTTCGTAACCCAATACTTCGACAAGGAGGATGAAGACAGATGAGTGCTGAAGAATTAGCCAAAAAACTAACTGGAACCATTGAGTATCTCTTCGATAGGTGGAGAGATGAATGGATGTACGAGGATTGGTCTGACTATGAAGATCATGCTCGCAAAGCAGTAGAGAAGGATGGCGGTGAGTTCATCCATTTCAAAAAGAAACCTTTCGTCCTCCGATTCAAGAAGGACGATATAACCCTTGATATTAAATGCAATACAAGGGAACTAAGTGTAACCCAAATAACCAAATAACATAAGAAAGATATAACCATGAGTGATCAAAATAACCAAGAAACCGCAGTAGTTAACGCAAGCTCTGAAGAGCTACTTAAACAAGCCGAGGAAGCGAGGATAAGAGAAGCCAACGAATCGAGGCTCAGGGAAATAGCCCAAGCTGAGAAGGCATGCCGAGAGTATGGCTTGACTCTTACCGCAGAGGAACGCAAGGGCATCGAGGATTACATCGACGCACAAGATAATGCTTCTAGAAAGTACAACGACCTAGAGGAAGCATACGATGAACTAGAGTCTTGGTACTCCGAAAAGGCTTGTGAGTATAATTGGGCTAGAGACAAATTCACGAGTGCATGTGAAGAACTAGAGCAGAGTAGAGAAGAGGTAGATGGTATACTTCAGAAATTCCAGTATACACTAGAGAAAGAGACATCCGATAAGATTACCCCAGACCCTCTTAGGCAACTACTTGTCAATGCAACGGAGTCAGGGGAAGGAGACTTCGAATTCTGTGAGCCTGATGCTATAGAGGAGTGCCTTGATGTCTCATCACCCGATAGTGACCTTTGCGATGCCGAGAATCTTAGCTGTCACTTTAGGGATTTAGCAAAACTACTACCCGAGGAAACAATCCCCGAGGAACTCAAGGATGAGATTAAGGCATGGGGCAACAACTATACCGTGTTTCAGTTGCACACCGAGCTTCTATCTTGGGAAAATCATAGTGCAAGAGATGAGGCTATACGCTTTGCCCTCACCTACTACGAGAGCAGTTCCACATGGGACAAGATGTTCGAAGAGTTAGCAGCAGAGTTTAATATTCAGGGATAACAAACACCCCCCTAGTAGTAACCTAGTTCTCTAGGTTGCTACTACGGTTGGGGGCGATGATAGGAAGGATCAAATATATGAATATACAAGAGAAACTAGAAGCTGAAGCTGAATCTATGTGGAGAAAGAATGAACTTACCACAGAGGAGTACTACGCAGCTAGGCACTTCATCAGAAGATACACAGAACTACTAAAGGAGGAAAATAAATGACACCATATAAACACGCAGAATCATCAGCAAAGAAGTTCGGAGGAGAACCCGATGAATATCTTTATGTACATAACTGGTTCGATGAGACCAAAGCCTTTACAGGTGATTGGACTCATCGCGCATTAAGACATCATAGCGCCGGGATTGAGTGGTGCTGTAGCATACTCGGTCACGAGATATTAATTGATCAAGATGATAATGGAGACAAATTCAGAATAGTACCTACCAAGCTAGTTGCCGAGCAACATGTGATGGAGGACTGCGGATTTATCCCCACGCCACAAGATTGGCTAAGGGGAATCAAACAACAACCTGCCGATTGGATGTTAAAAGTCGGCTACAAAACCAAAAAGGAGATAGAAATACTATGAGTGAAGACAAACCAAGCATTAACCTAGGACAAGAAGAGTGGGATTGGAGCAATGGGCCTAAGCCATTGACCAAGGAACTATTAAACTACCTCAAGGAGCATGGCGTAATTAAGTTCACGATATCGTACTCAGGTGGATCCGATGAGGGATACTACTATGGTGATATCAACGAGCATGATGATATTCTGCTTGATGGTAAGCCTCATGGAGATCTTACCAAGGCTGCCGTCCAAAAGGCCGGGGATATGATTGATCGTTGGGCTGACTACCCTGGTGGGTACTACAATGGGGCCGGTGATGGCACTGACTATGGTGATGACTTCACATATGACCTTGAGAAAGGAACTGTTGAACACACCCAGTGGTATCATGCACCACAAGAAATCAAACATGAACCAACTAGAATAGAAACGGAGGACTAATAATGAAATACATATACAAGGACGCAGTCATGCCATTCGTACATATGAATGGTGATGACAAACAAACATTAATAAATGAGTGGCAGGAGTTTTATTCTGCTATTGATAGTGCTATCCAAAAGATACCTAGTCATTCATTCCATGGGCGTAACCATTACCCAAGGGGTGAAGAAGGGTGGATGACCGCAAGAGAAGCTCTAGCTGAAATCCAGGGAGTGCTTGGTACGATTAGGATGTGTGCTGAGGATGTTGAGTATGAACTGCAAACGGAGAACTAATAATGGGATACTACAAAGACCTAGGAACTAGCAAGGTGGCATACCAATGTCACATAACAGACTACCCAATGAGTGAGGACAAGCGATTACTTGATCCTTACGACCACAGAGATGGCAGTCTGAAACCATGGCTCATACCACAGGATGACCAAGGACACTATAAGATTAATGACATTGAGCTATACAACCTTACAAGTCCTTATGGGCATCTCTACTATGCGTGTGGATCAGGTGATGACTTCTATTGCTTTGACTATGCAAAAATAAATGCAGGTGCAAAGGGCAAGTTTATCATATTGGATTCCACGCTTAACTCCGAGACTGGTTGTTTCATAGAGTGTGGAGGGTATCATATTCTCCCGACCAACACAGACAAAGAGAAGATCGATGCATGGTGTAAAGCCTGTAGGATGGTTGATCAAGCAGTCGATTGGTGTTTCGATAATGATGTCAAGCACACTAGGAGAGGATGGAATCAAGATCCTATGTACTTCGCATTCAGCGTAGCTAATGGATTGTTCTCTTGGGAGTTCAAGAACTATGCAAAGAGAAAGATAACGGCTAAAATGCTACGATTCGGTAGCAAGACATTCGATCAAGTAATGGATAAAATAACTAACCTAAAATAAGAAAGGAAAACTATGAGTAATAAAACAGAAGCTTACCAAATAGGATATTTACATGGCTATGAACATGGCGTGGAAGAAAATCCTTATGACCATAACGATATAAACAGAGTCCATTATAAGCAAGGCTATGACGCTGGCGTACATGACTATTGCATTGAAATAGATGAAGAGGAAAGTGAATCATGAGTAAACCTACGCACGGCAGTGTACGAGAATCAGTAGAAGTAGTGTGGGAGGCTGTCCATCAATGGGCAGCCGACCTCCAAAGCAATGAACCCAAGGATAGAGAACCAACAGAGGATGATGTGAAGCTATCAATGAACATCATAATGGATAGACTCGGACTAGAGTTTGATAGACATGGATCCATTGTCACTAAACTAGATGAAGATGCTATTTATTATGACTCTATCCGTAACGAAGACGAAGACGAGGAATAACCTACGTTTTTTAGCGACAATAATTGTAACCTAATATATTATATAACTATGAGCTATGAGTATGAGTTTGAGGACGAAGAAATGAATGTCCTCGGTGTTAATGTAACAGTGAGTGGAACTGCTGAGTTCGGTGTCGGCAACGATTCATTCGACTACGACTATGGAAGTATCAGTAGTACCCACCACTGCCCTGACTATGTGGAGGATATCCGAGTAACCAAGTTGTGTAGCGTTCTGCTACATGACGAGGAATCAGATATCTCTCACTTTATAACTAATCACGACAAAGTCTTGGAGTCTATCGCAGCAAAGCTAGACCACGACAAGATCTTAGAATCACTGGAGGAAGTATGAAACTACTAAAACAACATGACCCACGTTATCATTTGGATTTTAATAGACCTTTTGATGTGTATCGAAACCTGCATCAGGATTGCTGGAGTATTCGTCAGGATGGTTTGGTTAAGGCTCATGCCGATATTGCTCACCTTGATAAGCCTTCTTTTGTTGTTCGAGATAAGACTCGTCTAAAGGTAGTGGCTAACAAGAGGAAGGAGGTTCATGCATGGCTAAGGGGAATCCTTCACCCGAACCCAACGTCTATTCGGGCTTTGGGGGATGAGACATGGAAAAGGGTAAAGTACAACCCGATGGAAAACGAGAGCTTCGTAACGCATAAGGGTGAACCCATATTAAATGCCTCTCGTGCATGGCTAATCTTACCAATGGTGTGGGCAAAATGAATGACCTACTAATTATTCTATTTTGGGTGGGGGTTGTCCTTATGGCAATGTCGCTCTATCGCTAACAAATGTTACCTATATTTTTATATTACAATGAATCTAGATTATGAAGAAGAACAATTACAGGGTATACTTACCGAGAACGTCGTCACTCACCTCTCTATGTGCAGTGGATATGAAGGGATGGGGAGAGGACTTCGAGGACTATTCCCAAACTTGCGAGAAATCGCATACGTGGAACGGGAAGGATACGCTTGCGCCAACTTGGTTGCGAAGATTGAAGAGGGTGAACTTTCTGAAGCACCTATCTTTACGGATGTTAAAGAGTTCCCATACGGAAAGTTCCGTGGATGCGTGGACATCTTATCTGCGGGATTCCCTTGCCAACCCTTCTCATCGTCAGGCATTCGGAAGGGAACTGAAGACCCAAGGCACTTGTTCCCCTTCATTGCAGACGGAGTTCAGCTTTGCCGACCAAACTGGGTTGCCCTCGAAAATGTCGAAGGGATCATCAGTTGTAAGTTCGGTGGCGAGCAGGACACAAGCGTTCTCAAATATGTCATGGGATACATGGAAAAAATTGGTTACGAGGGTGCGTTCACATTGGTCAGTGCGAGTGAAGAAGGCGCGCCTCACCAACGTAAGCGAGTCTTCATGCTCTTCCGTAACACAAACCCTGACACTGAAATTGAACGAAGGTTGGGGGACTCCGAAAGAGCAAGACTCCCGAGCTTGCATGACGGATCGGGGGAAAAGCAACCTTGGCGAGCAGGTACATGGCCTTCACGTCCAGGGGAAGCTCAGTACGGATGGGAAGAACCAAGAGTCATCATGGCCTACCCCGAGGACAGGGAAGACGGACGGAACTCCCGAGTCGGAGAAGAACAGGCAGAGTCCGAGTCTGTCAGCAGTGGCACTGAAGAGTTGGGCAACTCCCAACACGATGGATGTACTCCCACCGAAGACAGGGGAAGCACTAGCTCGGAACAAGAAGAAGGGAGGGTGCAAGAATCTGAGGGAGGATGTAGTGAACCCCGAGATGAACCCCGAGATAATGTATCCCACACCGAGGACAGTCGATGCCGAGGGAGGACTAGCACCGAATGTGACCCTAGAGAACGGACGATTCATTCGGACGAATGCCAAGGGGGAGAAGTGGACTCCCAAGCTGAGAGATGCAGTGGAGACAATGCAGAAGTGGCCGACTCCAATGTCGAGGGATTGGAAGGATACCATGGGGACAGTACCCGAGGGATCCCAGGAGACATTGGGGCGGAAGGTAGCCAGCACATGGGGAACCCCTCAAGCATCGGATCATGTGGAGGGAGCGAGGACATCAGTGGAATCCAATCAGAAATGCTTGGGCAGAGACCTAGCTCTTCTTTCACAGTCGGGGAAGCTCAACCCTACATGGGTAGAATCCCTGATGGGACTACCAAAGAATACTACGCTTCTCCCGAAGTCATGGCTCAGCGAGTTCCAAGACTAAGACTTTTGGGTAATGGCATTGTGCCAACCCAAGCTGAACGTGCATACAGAATTTTGTTTGCACATTTTATAATGTAACCTATATACCTGTATTACATCATGAGTGACTACTACAAAGAAATATTAAAACTACAACGCGCTAACCCTAATGCTAGGGATGCGGTTAACCAATGGCTTCAAGAAAACGTTGATGCCGACTGTGACTCACTTCAGTCAGTGGTATTAGACGAGGGAGAACTATTAAAGAGCTTCTTCGGTGATGACTGGGCTGAGGATGAGGACATGAGGGATGACGAGATCCACTCAACCAAGCAAAAGATCTACAAGATGCTAGTACCCATTGCAAAACTAGCAGAACCAAACATAAGTCGTGACTCAATCGAGGCAGTTTGGGAGGAAGAGGACGAGGAAGAGGACGAGGATGAGGATGAGGATGAGGATACCCCACCGCAGCCTCCAAGGCAGCGCAATAGCCCGAGACCTGACCCTAGGCTCAATGCCATTGCTACTCTTCTTAACAATAATCTGACAGAAGATCGTGTACGCTTTATAGTAAAGGATGAGTTGGCAAGGATACTTAATAAGGCTATATCATGAGTAGGCTAGAAAAATTTAAACCACCTCCGTTTAATATTGATAAAGCATATGAGGTGTTTGAAACAGAGTCCGTCAAGCAAGATGGTGATTTAGCCGAGGACATAGCACTAAGGTTTAATAGTCTACATCTTCCTCAGGAGTTAATACCTCTGACGACTGTCGCACTACAGCAGGGGCAAATGTTTCTAGTGTGGGACTCGAATAAGAATTGCATGGGTTACGCTCTTCACAAGAAAGTAACCTAGTATCATAGGTGACATATCAGTCGGGGGTTCTTAGGGAGCGATCTTTAATGCCTCCATTTTGAGCCTTAGGTGCATCTATATTCAGTGCATCTAAGGTGGAGAAGCCTTCGGGCAAGGTCGCAAGGGATAATGCGAGCGTGGGCAACAAATCCACGTGATGACCAAAAACCTGCCCCCGACTGAATTTATTTTAAACAACCAACAAAGAAAGGATGAGAGATGACTGAGAGAATATTCGGAAGTGAAGGTGCAGAGTATGATGATTCAACCACTGCAGTAGGTATTATCAATGAAGTATGGAATAACCACTATGGGCAAACTATGCTCGTAGATAAAAGCGTGACAGATGCCATGCAAGCAACCCATGTTACAAATAACTTTTCTAAGTCAAAGTGGCCTAGCGAAAGTTTGACTATTAAGTTCGAGGATAAGGAATACCATGAGATAGTTATTAGCAAGGGACACCAGGCAAACTTAATTCAACATGCTTGGGAATATGCATGCAAATTGGAGGATGAAGCAGCAAAGGAATTACTCTGCAAGCTGTCAATGCAGTGGGGGCCAGATGCAACAGGAATACCTGTATGGTTTGATGATGTAATCATATACACAATCAAGCATCCATCCGGGCATATCCGAGGCAACCTACCGAGTGAGTGTGGCGAGGGTGAACTCAGAAAGAAGATCTCAGAGTTCATAGAGTTCGCAGGCTATGATGATAATGCCATTAAAGTAATGGAGACTGTGCTTATGGCACTCAAGGTAATCAACTACTCGGCTATACCATACTTTGCTCCAAGTAGAATTGATCGGAGCAACAAGAAGGTAATGAAGCAGATCAAGAAGAAGTACAAGATAGACTCAAAGCAATCACTCTATCGCGTGGTCTACTTGCCTAAAGTTATTAGGGAATACCAAGAAAAAAATGGACAGAAGAAATCTAGTCCGCTTAAAAATGGCAGAGTCGGTCACTTGCGTACCTTGCATAGCGACTACTTCGTAAACAAACAGGGGCAAGATATTCTTATCCCACCGATACCTGACGCCCAAGGTCGGTATCCTAAGATCATATACAAAGTAAAGAAACATAAGGAGGCAGCATGAAGTATAAGTATACCTCTCCTCCCCTACTCCCTCTGACCCCATATGAGTTGGTCGGGATGGTGGATGAGTTGAAGGTCTTGACTGCTAAGCAAACACCTAGCTCTAAGACCAAGACATTGTTACCTCGCGTAACTGCAGGTAAAGATTACACCTTTAAGAGACTCAAGTATTCATACACTAGACCAGTGTCCAAGAAGAAGATGCACACCGAGAAGAGTGGTCGAACCTATGTGGTAGATCATGACATCGAGAGATCGGGCGTTGATGCCGGATATGCATTCACTGATGACAGAAAGAGGCAGTTCGTTTTTCGGGATAATCCTATTGGAGATTACGAACTTACATCTATTCAGATGTGGGACTTCTTTGAGATGCCCGAGGTTAAGACTGTTGCTGAACTTAGACCCAAGGCATTCAATCGGATTAAGGATAAATGCAGAGTACTAGAAGAAATAAATGACTTTACCTTCTATCCTGGTCAGCTTGATTACATTGCTCGAGTGGCATGTGTTGATCAGGCACTAGTGTGTGGAGATGTAGGTACAGGTAAGACATGCATGGCAATCGCATTGAACTCCCTAAAGAATGCTAGGCGTACTCTCTTGGTAGCACCCAAGGGTACTGTCAAAAGTTCCGATGGTAGGCTGAAGAAGTATGACCCCGCTCAATGGATCGCAGAGATGGCTAAGTTCTCACCCGACACAAAAGTGCGTACAATCTTCTCTGCTGATGACTATTACAAACATCTTCGTAGTGATGGCACACTGCCGACAGGTGTTTATATAACCTACCCGACTGCATTCTTCCTCAATGGTGGTATAGAAACTATACCTAGATCATGGGCAGCACAGGATCGTGAGAGATTGCTTAGGTCAAAGATGCGAGACCTTGGCTACAATGCACCATGGGATCCCGATAACCCTCCATCGGTAGATAACGAATATCATTGTGGCATCGGGCAAACTCACAATGGATTCACTTGTGTGCTGAAGCCTAGTCTATCTAGCATAGCAGGACACCACTTTGATTGTGTTATGCTCGATGAGGCTCACATCATGCAGTCACTAGACTCAGCGATAACTCGGGCAATCATTAGACTTCAACCTAAGTATAGGTATGCCTTAACTGCTACACCCATACCTAATATCCTACCGAACATATTCCCTATACTAGGATGGCTCGCAGTACCGAATTGGTTTCATGGCAAGAAGAGTAATCCTAGGTGGCCATATGCACTAGAGGATGAGGCTACATTTTGTAGCACATTCCTTACACGTGAGAGAGACTACACCGAGGAGGCTATCAGGGGAAATGGATCCTCATGTATTAAGACTAGTCCAATTATCAGTCAGGCTCAGAGATTACTCAAAGTCCTTAAGTCACTCGTTGCTTTCATATCCAAGGAGCAATGTAACCCTGATGTAGTTAAGTGTAATGTAAAGACACTCAGAGTGCCATTGGGATATGCCCAAAAGAAACTATATGCCCACAACCTAGATATTAAGAATATACCATACAAGGATCCAAAGACATGTTATGGAGTTCAGTTGCAGAGGCTACGTGGTATATGTGCAGATCCTGCAGGTAGATCATTTAATGAAGGAGTGGTGTCATCTAACTTCAATCCCAAGCTTATCACCACGCTCGAGCTTGTACATAAGTACATATCACAAGGTGAGCAGGTCATTCATATATCATCATGCATAGGTCAGACAGATGAACTGTCCAACAGACTAGAGGACGCAGATGTTTCGTTCTCTAGGATAGACTCAAATGCATCAGACCATGCTCGGGAGGCTAATCAATTCAGGAGGCATGATACACAAGTACTGCTCATGGGTGCTAAGTGTGCAGTTGGACATAGCTTTCCTGATTGCCCCAATATGATAATCGGATCATTCGAATGGAGCTATGGGTCATTCCATCAAGCCCTAGGTAGGGTGTACCGAGTAAACTCTAAGAGGGATGCAGATATTACTGTGCTTCTTAGCAAAGATACAATTGAGGAGTCCATGTTTGACAAGCTAGCAGACAAGCGAGACGCTGCCACCATGTGCATACTAGGCGAGTATGTGCCAGTGGATTACCAAGATGGTAGTGTTGATGATATAATGGCTGACCACTTCCTTAGTTTTGATGAGGATCTCATTGAGACTAAGAGTGAGATAGAGATGGAACTCGAGTGGATGGAACTGCGAGACAAACTCGCTAAGCAAGCTAAGAGTTTAGAGCTTGCTCATGTGTAACCTAACCCATAGGAGTGTAACAAAATGAAAATAGTGAAAAACAAGAGCGGTGACTACTCAGTCAAGTACAAGGATATCAATGGCACATTGAGATCCACCCACCTGAGGACAAGGGATCGCAAAGAAGCAAACAAGCTCGTGAAAGATCTTAGGATATCAGAGCTTGAGGATGCTGGTAAGCTAGGCGTTTTATCTGCTGATGTTATAACAAAGATCGTAGGCAGTAAGTCCATGAAGTTCTGGGATGTTGTCGAGGAATACAAGAAGCACATGGAGTTTAGTGCAACATCACAGAATTCCATCTACACGATGACATCGATATACGAGCAGTTCGGCAAGGCTTACAAATGTATTGATAAGCCAATTGCTAGTATATCTGAAAAAGATATCTACGACTATTTGAATAAGAATGATGGAACCTCATTAAGCATGAGGGCATTACGTAAATCAACCATGAGTCAGCTATGGAACTTTGCTCAGATAAAGATGTATGTAATGACTAACCCACTTATGTTTCTTAAGATAGACAATTCCAAGCTTACCCACAAACAAAAGACCCCCAAGGAAAGAGATATATTCCTCAAGAAAGAGGTAGATAAAATAATCAAGAATGCACCATATTTCTTTAGACAGGCTACTGCCATATCCTATTGGACAGGTCTTAGGCTAGCAGACATTGCATCCCTTGAGTGGGACAGCATTAGGAATAGAAAGAAGATGGTGGTATGGACGATAAAGCGAGACAAGTTGGTATCAATTGATACTACTAGTCAGTACTTTGGCTCGGGCATAATACAACAAGTACTCAGTGAGATAGATGTTGAAGATAAGGTATACTGCTTTCCTGAATGGCATGATATTATAACCAACCCAAAGACTAGATCTAAGCCTAGTGTTTACTTCAAAAGGTTGTGCGAGAGATTAGACATATATGGCAGGTCGTTTCACTGCCTTAGGCACTCTTGTATTACTAGATTAGATAAAGCAGGATTAAGCCTAGAGGATATTGGTAAGGCAGTCGGTCACTCAAATACCAAGACAACCGAAGGCTATGTCCATAAGTGACTAGATGGAAAAACACTTACTCACTTTCCATAAAGCAACCTATTAAGAGTATCTGATACCCTCCCATTATTCTGATCCTCATCTATATCCTGTAATGCATCTCCTTTATTTATAATATTTACAGGGGTTCTTGCTTTCCCATAGGTATCTATTGCCTTGGCAGTCATCCTTTGTAGGGGGTTGTTGGCCATCCTACTCGTTGCGATAATTTTTTTTATTCTTCCAACTACAGGCAAAGCACCCACCCCTTCTATCATAAACTCTAGCCCACCAATATCACCATTCTTGTAATCTTCGTATGCTCGCCATGCATCATCATATGAAGCAACGCCAGTAATATCGACAAATTCGACTATATTCTCCCATAGTGGGTCACCATCTGACATCTTTTTTGTCAAATCCAAGTATTGCGCTGTCGCTAAATTATCAGACTCGGCTGAGCCAGGGCTATACCCCTCTGGTAGTATTGGTGGTGATGTAGAACTTTGATCCCAGACTATAAACTCCTTGAGATTCCTCCGGGGTTCTATAAGTGTTGGATCAGGTTTAGAGGATGGGCTTGACTGTTCCATTACTTCATAATCTCGAATAGCCTTTTAATATCTTCTCTCCGATCCTCTACTACCTTCTCTAAGTTATTGATTCTCTCGTGGTTTCTTGCTTGGTTGATTTCGACTCTTGCATTCTTAGATTTCACGATATCAATATCCTCCTTCATTCTTTTCAGGAAAAATCCTAACACTGAAAGAGCCACACCAATTCCTATGAGAATGTAGTAGTCCATTATGCCTTGCACTTACGCCCCTTGGGGCAGGAAGTTTTTCTCTTACCCTTCCCGCCCCAAAGTTCAGTGCATGCTAAATGCCTTGCAGTCCCAGGCTTTGCAGTTCCACATTTGTGTCTTTTCTTAAATGAAGACCTTGCCTTACGAGAATAGTTATTACCATACCCTTTAGCACCTGCATGCACTAGCTTTTCTTTTCCGCCAGTGCAATACTTCTTCATTATCTTCTTGCCAGGTCTACTAGATTTTTTGACCTGCCCACACTTCATGGAAGCTTTAGGGGAAGCTTTCTTGCGAGACCTCTTAGATCTCTTGGCCATTATCTACGTCTGCGTCCGAATCTTGAACGAAATTTTGGGCTTCTCATGGCTCTTCCTCTTGCATTATTAACAAGACCCCTGGTTGCTCTCGAGTTTCTAGTAGTACGCTTTGGAGTAGTACGCTTTGGAGTAATAGCTTTCTTGGGACTTGCTTTCTTGGGACTTGCTTTCTTGGGACTTGCTTTAGGAGTACCCTTTGGCGCGTTTAACTTAAGTTTCCCTAAGCCTTTTTTCTTAAAAGTTCCCTTAATCTGTTTCTCTACTGCCTTTGTGTCGAAATTAGGAGGTGGGGGAGGCGGTGCTTGCTTGGTTTTATTGCTAGTTTTATTCTTAGCAGTATTTCTAGCAGCAGCATTTCTAGCTCTTGCTCTTTTTTTTCTTTTTTTTCTACCGAACATGATGATTATTATTAGGTTGTTAGTTAGTTTAGAGTCTCGGTCTCATCATCATCTAGCATCTCACTACCCATATCTATTATCATTGGCTGAGCTAATGCAGTCTTCGTACACTCCAAGCACCCGACCATTGTCTCCACAGTCAAATCGAACTCCTGTTGATACCTAGCTATTAGGTTATCAAGATCCATAGAAAACGCATCAACCTGTTCGTGATAGGAAGACATCATTTTCTCTTCGGCTGTTTTCTTCTGTTCGTTTTCTTGGAAACGCATTTTAAATTACTCCTCTTATTGTTTTTAGGATTCATGTCCTTATGGTGAACCTCTTGTCCTTTTTTACACTTAGCCTTCCTTCGAGCCTTATTTCTAGCAGACCTTCTTTTTATCTGCTCGGCCTTGCCATGGTAAGCATCATACTCTGACTTAGCTCTACCAGACTTGTATACTCTTCTAGCCCTTGCCACGCCTCTTTTTTACCTTGAGCTTCTTGACTGGTCTTCCCTTGGAAACCTTACGTTTCCCTCCACATAATCCACAGGCCATCAGTAACCCTTCTTTTTGATCTTACGAGCAGGCTTGCCCCTTTTAGATGCATTGGCCTTTTTCTTTTTCATCATGCATCCACTTTTGCACTTGGGGTTGCTACAATTTTTTTTGGTAACTGGACACTTCATATATAAAATAACCTAGATTATTAGGTTACATCTTACAAATTAAATCCCACCCATGTCTATATTTCTCCCACTTTGCTTTACTGTCCGGAGATGGGAATAATTTTAGTGTTAAATTTGTGCCAACTTTATCCTTGGGTATTATATACCAATACTGATAACCATCACTGATAACAAGAGCAGCTAGTATATCATATGCATCATCCTGGTACCTAGTCTTTTTGGATGTATGCCGACCCATTCCTGTGGTTATACTATAGCCACTTCTTCTGTCCCTCCTTTTACTTGCTGTACCTTTAACCTGAACCCTAAAGAGGGTTTTACTTGTATCTATTATTACATCGTATTGGTTGTAGTCACCTATGGGTACTGAAACATCCATTCCCTTATTTAGGCACTCGCATATAAATAATTGTTCATAGTAAGTACCTGACTTTTTATTGTCACTCATAACGCAAGCTTTCTAAGCGCCTCTTTATACTGACCTACATCCTTTCTTGGCTTGGATGGTGTGCCTCCAATAGCTTTAAGATAAAAATCGTGATTCCTCATTGCAGTGAGGATTTTTGACCTTTGGTCAGGATCCATCACGGATAGTATAGCTTGTATGTCTGCATCACTCATTGAGTACCTAGTGACACCATTGCGAATATGTCTTTTCTTGAATTTATCGGATACATCCTTTCGTTTATCATCAGATTGAGATAGCTCGATAGCCCTCCTATAGGCATCTTTAAATGCTTGCCTATCGTTTGCATAGGCTGCCCTTTCCATTCTCTTGAGAGCATTTCCCATGGCAGTAGCCGAGAATTGCATTATTCCTCCTCTTCTCATCTCCATGCCTATGGCTTTTGCGAATACCCTAAATGAGTTCCTCATTCCTGTGATGTCAGCTACTTGCCTTTCGTTGGTCATGAAGCCTGTTGGCTCTATATCCTCTATGCTTGTTAAGTTTGTTGCTGCTTGGGTATTTTGTATTACTGCATTGAGTCCCATTAGATACATTAATGGTCTGACAACTGTAGCATAGTCTGGTACTATTTCTTCTTTTCCTCCTGTCCTTATAGCGTTGAAGTAGTTAGTTGCCACAGCGTAGGCATTCATAACAGTTGAGATACCAAGCACTCTTCGGGTAGGATCGAACTTTGCACCCAAGGAAGATGGGTCAAGTTGCCCGACTAACATAGGAGTTATAAACTCTTGCCCGAGACCAAGTATATTATTTGCTCGAGCTGCCCTTTCCAGCATAGCAGCAACATCATACCTTGGGTCAGTCATTGCCATAAATGTACCTATTCCAGGAACCATAGCTATTGGTGGAACCTTTCTAAGAGATGACGGCTTACCAAGTACTTCCTCATCCCACCAATCCATAAACATAGTGAAGGCAATACCAACAGGCATGAGCCATGCCGAGGCAGTGAGCATATACCTAACACTCTCCCTCATAGCAAGACGACCCTCCTTGTTTCTCATCTGATCAAGACCCTTACTATAGGAAGATGCCGACCAGCTAAGGAGAGGAGAGAAAAATTGACCAACTCCCGATAGTGCTGCCGATGGCTTACCGGCCATAGTATCATAGGTCACCTCAGACATAGCAATATTCTGGGAAGCCCTAACTGCATCTACACTCAGAACCTTAGCATTAGGATCTAGTTCCTTTCTTCTCCTGTAGTCTTGTGCAAGCTGAGCAAATGACATACCCTCAGCAGTCAGTCTTTGGTTCAGCTTCTCCACCATGTCCACACTACCGAAGACCCAGGAGTCTAGCTTGGAATCTTCGTATCCAAGGTCTTTGGCAGATACCTCAAAGGTATTATTGTCTATCGTTATGCCCTTGGTTTCCATTGCCTCAACAGCCCTAAGGACAAACCTTTCTATTGTCTCTGCCATGGATAAGGAAATGGATTTATTAACTGCCTGAGCAAGATAACTAAATGGGGCAGTGAATGGCGTTAGTACAGATCCTGGAATAAAGTTAACGCTAGTCTTGGATCTCATACTTCCACCTGCTTGAGAGAGACCCTGTACTACATTAACGATTTTCCTAAAAGTCCCTTGCCCTGCCCCAAGTGAACCTTCCTTACCTATCTCGGTAGTAAACTCATCGAACCCTAGCATGCCTTGCTCGCGTCCATACATATCACGAAGTTCTTCGTTGTACTTATCAGGTCTAATCATCTCTATCCCAAATGACTCCAAGAATGACCCTGCTATCTCTTGAGGTAAGTTCTTAACTGCTCCCCCAAGAGTCCTAAATGCAGTAGGATTAAGACCCATCTTCTTTACGATATCAGGCATAGACATAATAGATGTCCATGCACCCTTCATGGTGTTAACCAATCCGAATGCTAATGCCCTAAGTGCATCAAGCCCCATAGAAAGATCTGCATTGTTGGAACTCCTTGATGTGAATGCAGCACTCGTTGCAGCTATAGAGTTTTCAGCCTCATAAAAAGCTTTAGCTTTAGTCTCTAGGTCTGAGTATGTATTCGGATCCTTACCTCTGTTTGCCATCTCGGCTTTTATTTTCCTAACCTTAATAGCATACCCGAAAATATTCCTAGATGGAGGTCTTCCTCCCCTAAGTGATACGCCTGCTGCCTGTGCATAATCTGCATACGCATCCTTCGATGCCACATACTGCTCCTTGATTGCCTTGAAGTTGTCGGCAAGCTTCTCACCCTTGCGACCAAAGTGAGCAGTCATCATTATTTTTGATAAGTGCTGAGAGGAAGATGTCTCATCATACATCTCGTACTCAAAGAACTCACCAGGCAAAACATTGTACAATGCTCGACCATGAATCGAATGATGAAAGTCAGAACCCTTAAGCATCCTCATTAGGTCAGCATTATTATCGATTGCTGTATCCTCCTGCCTAGATTCTCTTTCAACTTTTATCAAGGCACTTGCCCTATGTTTCATCTGACCAACAAGATTAAATAGGGTGTCCTCATTAGAACCAGGAATGATCTTGGATAAAGAAAGGATCGCATTTGCAACTCGTATACCCTCATTGTTTCCATCTGCATTTCTCCATGCTCTTTGGAGTTCTTCGGGAAGTAATATGCGCTTGCTCTTCCGGCCCTCGTTGTCCTGCGATTGTAATACAAATGGGATATTGTGTGCAGACTTACCATTGAAAATCGGACTGAAGAACAGACTAGACAACTCAGGGCTGACTGACTTACCGAAGATCTGTTGAAAGCTTTCCTCCATGTCTACTCCTGAAGCCCTAGCCTCTTGCATGCTTGCAAGAGCTTTCCCGAAGAAATTACCATCACTTTCCTCATCTACGTAATCCTTCTCTGCGAACTTACTATCTAGAAGTGATACGACTCGAAATATTTTTGTGCGATTAAGTTTACGTGGGGTTGTGAAAACACCCTGCTCAACGAAGTCTCTGAATAGGTTAGGAGAATCTACACCTAGGGCTAGTTCACCACGAGGTACATTCTCGTCCTCAACCTTTATGTCGTACTTCTTATAGAGTCTCCTGAAGTTATCGTTCTGTATACCCCATTGCTTTAGGTAAGCCCTCAAGGCTCGCTTACCTTCCTCAGTGTACTGCCTTGTTGGATCTTCCTTCTTTAAGTCAGACCAAACCTTATTGATCGCTTGCTCCTCTTGTCCTTGTAGGTCAGGTCTTTCGTTGAACCAGTCGAACATCTTGGAGCCAAAACCTTTTATGAACTGATTTAAATTCTCGCCCGACTCCCTTGCCATCTCCCCATGAAGCCTCTTGATTGCCTTAGATACTTTCTTACCTTGTGAGGATATTGCTCCTACCTCGGCATTATAGTCTCTATTGTATGTATTTAGAAGTGAGGCTGCTAGCTTTCCTGCAGGGCCAAGATTTGACAGCCTTTCCTGTAGGGACTGAGCCATTGCATGGAGAAACCCTACGTGAGCAGTATGATACTGAATACCAAAATTAGGCTTTCTTAGCTCAGTAACAAGTTGCTTGAAATACCTATCCATTGGAGTCCCCCCATACTTTTGTTTGTAAGACTCCGTCTGCATTATCTTGTTAAGTTCAGATGCCTTGGCTGCAGTATATTTTGCCTCTTCGGAACTCTCCCCATTTCCTAGTCGGAATGTAAATAATGTTTCTTGAAGTTTTCCATCGGCATCAATCTCGAGCATAGAGTATTGCCCACCTTCTCTAAGTTCTACTGGGGCAGAGGTTTCAAAATACTCGTCAAGGTCAGCTATTCTTTCATCGTATACCTTTAAGTGTATCTCTCCTACTCGTATCTCCTCCTTAACTTTCTCAAGGTCAGCTTTATATTCATCAATGTCAGCCTTGATGCTTTTAACATTTTCAATAATAGACCTCATGGATCTATCCTTGATATCCCTGACAGGTCTACCATTTGCAGCATCCTTGATAAGCCTAACTGCATCTGCTATCTCATGACTGACTTCTCCTTTAGCTAACCTTAGTCTTGTTGTAAATGCACTGCGGGGAACTGAGTTCCTCTGATCCCTTCCAAGGATTAGGGCAATGCCAATTTTTACTGCTTGGTCTAGCTCTGTATCTGGATCTGAATTAGTGACGAGAGAATGAGCATTACTCATGGGGGTAAGTGCATCAAAGATTTCCTCGGCTGTTAATTGCTCGATGAACCTTACCCCCTTAAAACCGACTGACAGCTTCTCTAACAGGGAAAATAGCTTGCCCTCATCGATCTCCATTCCCCTCAGTTTCCTAAAGTCCGTGAGATTTATATCTTTGCCTTCAGCTATTAATGCAGCCTCAAATGAATTAACCTTCGAACCTTCACCCGAGTCATTCTGCTTATAAAGTGAATCCCTCATTGCCTTGGCTAACTGGCGTTGAGTTTTACTTGCATCAAACATTGTCTTAGGGGATGTAAGCCTAGCTATTGCATCTGATGAACTCTCTAACTTAGAGTTCAATTTCTCATAATTCTTAAGTGAGGAACCTAGTAGATCAGAGGCACTCTCCCTAGTGCCTACTAGCAACTTCATTAGGTTTCTCGCAGCAGTATCTCTATTTGCTATGGACTCAAGATTGTTGATATTATCTAAGCCTGCAGTAGCCTGAGACTGCTCAGGAAGAGCTTGTCTATATTGAGCTAGAACTTCATCAACCGAGGCTGCCTTATCCGCAAGCACCTTAGCAATAACCTCGGGTGTGCTTCCGTCTTTTACGACCTGATATTCCTTAATTTTCTCAACCGACATTGAGGACTCTTCCCCCACCTCAGTTAGAGCAGAAGAAATTACATTACCGAGATCCATTAGTGCGGTCATATGCGCGCGGATCGTACCTTGGGCTACACTTGCCTCTTCAGGATCGAACGTATCTGCTGACTCAACCCTCGATGCTAAATCGTTAGGAGCTTCAACATGAACATCTATGTAAGCAAGCTCGCCAGTTTCGTTATCGACTAAAACATTCTTGGGAGCAATATCAGATAGTTCAATTGTTCCATCTTCGGAAATAGCACTGATCTCCTGGGTAGCCCCATTGTCCTCCCAATTTGGGGTCATTGTTATCTTGTACCCCCTGCCCTCTAAATCTGCTATGATCTCATCAGATGTAGCTTCCCTTCCTAGTATTAAAGGTTGTGATGTGATGATCGCATAATCTCCGTCTTCCCTAGGGCTAACACCAACAAATTGAATATCATCCCCAAAGAGGAGATTCATATTGTGCTTATCCCTAATGTATCTCCCGACATCGTAAAAATGCCCGAAGGACATCATGCTTTCAGGAATCCTAGTTACCTTGATTGCACGACCTGCATCGTGATCAAAGTACGCACCATGCTCGGTGCCTATTTTTTGTGGGAGTCCTTCGAGCTTTTTCCTAAGATTTTGTCTAGTGATTTCGTATCCGCTATCGACAGCGGCACGGTAGAAGGAATCTTTGCCATCTCTTCCGCTGAGGTTTTCCGTGGTGGCAATAATTTTCGGGAGGGACGAAAAGGTTTTATCTTGGGTTTTTCCATCTTGTATATTGTAATTTATTCCGAGGTCAGAGTTGATGTTCCCCCTGCTCTCGCTGTTCATTGTAGCGTATATGTCAACATCAGCTGCTGCTAACTTATCAGCCGTACGCAATACCGTACGGTATCTTTTTCTGATAACATCTAAGGTAGAAGCTTGTCTAGTGAAGTCGGCATCGAAAATCTTGCTAGCTAAATCTAAGAGCCAGTCTATTACTCTCTCGAATCTAGACTGAAACTTACGCCTTAACTGAGGTGGCATCGGGCGATTTAAGAATTTCCTGAAGTCAGGATTAGTTGCAAAGTTTGCCCAAAACTCTTTTTTATTCAGTAGCCCTTGGTAGTACCTGCCATCCGTTTGGGTTCTGAGCCAAGACATGATTTCTTCAGTCTCTCTATATAGCTTGTCTGCCTTCTCCTTGGATATGACTCCCCTGACATCAGCAGGCAACTCTCCTAGCCTATTGGTGAGAACAGCAACATTTACTGCCTTGTCTAAAACACTGTGGGCAATCTCCTCGAGCAAGGTGACCCTTATATGGTCATCAGCAGTTAAGTCACTATCTAGCTTAAGCTTATAGAATGGCCCCATAACAATAGTGTTGCCACGCAGATATGCCCTCGTGATCTTACCATTCCTACCGTCCGAACTGACACCTTTCTTGAAGTTGTCCCAAGACTCAAACTTTACATTAAGGTCTTTGGCATAAGGATGGGACATTAACTGCTGAGCCATGTCTAAGATATCTGAATCAACAGAACCCTCACCCACTATGGTATTGAGCATTCGATTGATATATGCCTCTAGCCGTATCGGCTCGCCATCCATGACTGCACCACCAAAAAACTTCTGAAGTGAGACTGAGTTCTCCTCGATCAACTCTTGGGCTAGTGGCGGAGGCGATGTAGGCTTCTCTATTGAAGATGCTATCTCCCTCTCTATTACATCAGGGGTACTTGCAATCTCACCAACAGACTCAGAATTAGCCATATTAATTGCCTCAACTAGGAGCATAACAAGCTCTTCTCTCTTAGATTCTCTTTCAGTAGGATTAGAGTTCTTGTACACCGAAAGTGAAAACTTTATCTGCTCCTTATCCTCAGGCCTGACCTTCGGATTAGCGATGGCATTCTCTGCCATTTCCACGTAAATCTGATCGATAGGCTCTTCCACATCACTGATAACCATGGGTTGCTCATCGCCACCATCTCCCATGTATGAGTCCAAGCCATCATTTAAGGTGACCTCATCTGCCTCTGACTGTTCTATAGAATCTTGTAGCTGACTGCCCTCAATATCATTTTCATCCTGGATGTCACCCGAGTCACTAAATCCTTTATCTCCAGTCTGATCACTAACTCTCTCATCATCTAGCAGTGAGGTTACTGCCCGAGACATTGCATCCGTGCCTGTACCCTTTTCCGCTCGGGGCTTGTACCCTCTCTTTGAGAATTCATTTAGAGCTGTGGTAATAACCTTATCTAAAGACTGATACTCTTCACCATTATCACCCAAGGCTCTTATTCCTACTCGCCAAGAACCTTTCTTTTCAGCAATACCACCCAAGAACTCAGTAACATCAAGTATCCTAAGTTGATCGGATTTAAGTATCTTCCTACCTTTTGCTTTTAATTGCTTATCCTTAATTGCCGGAAGCCTCTTTTCGATCTCTTCCTTGAATGAGGAAATTGTATTATCAGGAACAAACCCAAAGATTTCTAGCAGTGGATTGAATTGACCATCTTCATCCTGAACCATGGTCTCTATCCTATTCCTTTGGAGTCTAAGTCTTTCCTCTACCTCGGGGTCATCCGTCTGCTCGATAGAAGTATCGATGCCCTCCAATATACCCATTGGGTCTAGCCTTACTTTAGACTTATCCAAGAATGGATCTAGTGCTAAGTTAAATTCCTGCTCCGTATCAAAGTCGGTATTTACATTAACCTCTTCTGTTACTTCTAATAATGCTACTGGCTCAATTCTCTCGTCACCCTCTAGCGCATCATAATATTGATCGCTATTCATCTTAATGGAATAACTAGATGTATCTGTAAGGGGGTCTAAAGTCTTACCGCCCTTACGCTTCATATCCCTAATGACAACATCCCCCTTAGAGGATGCTACTCTTCTCAAAAGAATAGCTGGCTGATCAGACCCTGGGTAGAAGTACCTTAGGGCTATCAATGTCTTAGTGCTTTTGCTCTCACTAAGTTTGCTTTTATCTACATCAGCTAAAAGCTCATCGAACCCTTTCGCAGGATCCTCTTCATCCACCTCAACTGTTTTGATATTTATTGGAGGAGTTATGATGGAGTCATTTCTGCTCCTAAACAATAGCTCATTCTTTGGCTTCCTGAATACACGAGTGGGCTTCAAGGTCTGTCTTCCATACATGCCCTCTGCCTTAAGCTTAGTCCTAGCAGTCTCAACCCACTCACTTGCAGGAACAGGATCATCGAATGTCAGTTCTTCATCACCAACCTTGATGCCCGAGACCCGACCTGTATTATCCGTGAGTACTGGGACTAACTCATGCTTACCAATCTTTTTGGATCCATTAACTTGAAGCACTGAACCCTCGATTGTGTTACCGATCCTAAAAATATTATCAGCAACCTTCTGTGGTTTAGGGGTTGGTGGATCCTTCTGCTCAACCTTAGTGAGCGTAATACTTGCTAAGGTAGATTGAAACTCATCATCATCAACCGACAGTCCCTTGGCATCGGAGTAGTAATTATTCTCGGAATCGGTAACCGATATGATATCCCCATTCTTCTCAAAAGTTACAGTTAGTGACTTCCTTCCTCGATACTCCCCATTTGTATCACTGCCTGTTACTACGACCTTCTTTCTTACCTTTCCGCTATTAAGCTCAGTAACAAACTCACCATTTCTCTCAAGTGGTCTTTCTTCGGCCTGCCTAATTATGGATCTAGCTGATATGTCATTATCCCCACCCTCTGTGGTTCTAACAGTAAAATTCTCCTCATCTACACTTGTAATCTTTTGAGGAGCTTGTCCCTTTGCAATTTGTACAAAGTTACCAACTTGCGGTTTGATTAAATCGAATCTATCTTTTGACTCTTGTTTACGCATCAAGGCAATCTCTTGCCTCTCTGCCTCTTCGTCTTCGATGTCCTTTCTTGTCTTACCGGCCTTCCACCCACCATCTTCATCGAGGTAGTGCTTCTTAAATAACTCGGTCGCTCCTTCTGCAATCCTAGCAACATCAGAATGATTAAGGCCATCAATGGTCTCAGCCATATCTCCTAGCATTGCTTTTGCTTCCTTAAGAATAAACTTATCGTTTATCTGTGAGGCATTAAGTGTATCTTCATAGCCAACAAGATTTGCCTCCAAGTCGGTAAATATTGAACCCGACAGTACGCTCGCAACTTCAGGATTTGTAGTTAGTAACCTACTATTACTACCCTTCTTTAGTTCTACCTCCCCAAGGATTGGCCTGTTGTTTCGGTCTAGGCTAATCATGCCTAGTTCTTGCATTCGAGCGATTAAACGCTCTTCAGTCTCAGGTTCCCTCCTGCCAAGTAGATTGTATCTAGCCCTAAGTCTGCCATACTCGACAAGCAAATCAGCTTTTGAGTCGATCTGATTAATCTCACTAGCGCTTAGTGGATACTCGATAACGTCCCCAATCTTGTAGGGCATACCAAGTTTCTTGGCTTTGGCTTTTAATTGCTTATGTATAAGTTCTCTTGCCTGGTCTCCCCTTTGATCGTTCTCGCTATCCTTAGACTCGTTATCTAGTACAAGTAAGCCATCCTCCTCGGTAAATGTTGCTGAGTGTATACGCTCTTTGCTCGAGCTATCTACAGCTATGATTTGGTTGCCCTTTTCAGATACCTCTATGGCAGTGTCTAATCTTTTTAGTGTGTTATCTTTCTCTACCTCAACGTTTCTTCTTTCCTGCTCCTTCTCAATAGCTGAGGTTAGTTTCGGTGAGTATATTTTTAATTCCTCTAGCTTCTGATCTGAAAAGCTCTCCAGGTCTTCTTCTTTAATTACCCTTTTCTTATCCTGCTTTACATTAAGCTTTGTTGGATCCATGCGCTGAGTGAGTCCGTCTCTGAACTCTACTACTACTGTTGAATCCTCCTCATTCTTTGATACCACTCGGGCAAGCTTGTCGGATCCTGCAGGGCTAACAATTGTACCGACCTCAAGGTCTGCATATCTCCTTAGAGCATTGCGATTCCTTATCTCCTCACGCTCTTTCTTTGTGTCCACCTCCTCAAGCTTAGGATCCCATGGTCTAGTCTCAGGAGCCTCAAGCATTCTTCCTATAGCAGCCGTACCACCTGTTACTGCACCACCTCCAATTGCACCCATGACAGATGCATTTATCAATCTGTTCCAATCCTGCGGAGACCACTCCTCGTCAGTATGATACTTGACTGTGAGCATCTGTACAACTTCTTGAAGACCCTCGGTCACGCCCTCCCCAGCAGTACCCTTTGCCAATAGAACCATACCCTCGGGCATGCCATTAAACATCTTGGTGACTTCCTTCTGAGCAGCATCTGCCCCAATGCTCTTAGACAACTTACCCACCAACCATACAGGCAGAACGGAATCTAGTGTAGCAGAAGCACCACCACCTACCATTGATAATGCTCGAGCTTCACTAGGAGACAGATACTTCTCATCGCTAGGATCTAGCTTGGTATACTCATACAAGTCTCCGTAGACATGACCTGTGTTCTCGACTGCAGAAGTTCCAAATGCACCTGCTACTGTACCTATGTTCTTGCCATAGCCTTCTCCCATGGTCTTCTCAAGTTTCTTGCGAACATCCTTGAGTTTCCCGCCTTTCTCTAGGCTCTTTTGAATCTTGCCTCCTGCTCCTCTTGTAATCAGAGATAAAGCCATGTCGGGTACGACACTTACTGCAGTGCTTGTTATAGCTTGAGTCACATACTTAAGACCATCGATGGGATCATCGATCATCTGTATGTCATTAAATATATTCTTCTGATACTTGTTAGCTTTGCGTTCGTTTCGATTAGCGTCTCGCATCAAGTCCCTAGCAGTATCGTCCATCCCAACTGCACCTGCACCCACCGATAGACCTCTCTGCAGACCTGTCTTACGATTGTAATACTCTGCCGGTATGGAATCAACTGCACTGCCCTTAAAGGTTTTATTCTCTTCGTAGGCATCTCTTACAAGTTGTGCAAACTCAGGGTCACCTCTGTTCTCGGCAAACTTCTCGAAGTCCTTCTTCTGCTCAGTGAGTGCAGAGTATAACTCCAATGCTAGATCCTTATCGGTAGTTTGAGTTGAGTCTTTTCCTTGAGAGGCTAAATGCTCCCGATATTTAGCGATAATGCTGCTTGCCATGCTTATATTGTAACCTAGATATCTAGGTTGTAAAGATTATGGCATTTTTGGTGCAATTATTTGTGCTGGTGGAGCAGTAGATTTACTATCTGTTCGGTAGTAATCTTCTCTCTCGTTGGGGTTTTTAAATTGATCTGGACTAGATATACTTGGGCCATACCCCAAGCTCATGTCTCCTGCGTTCTCTGCCCTATGTTTTATTTGGGGAAGGAATGACGAAAGCCCCAAGGCAGTACCCGCAATTGGATTGGTGTACGCAAGAGCAGTCCCTGCTAAACCTAAAGACCCACTAGCAATATTGTGCTTAAGATGATTGTCTCTTTTATCCTGAATCCTCTCTTGATTATCAAGTAATTCCTGAGGATTGAAAGGCTTAAGCTTGGTTGTCTCTACTTGGTTAAGGTAAGATTTAGCCCACTCATTGAACTCGGCATTATTCATTGGCTTCCCATTATTAGGTCAACCATCTCGTTAGAAGAAAGAGAATCCTTCTTCTCTAAGTTTTCTAAATTATCCATTTTTAGCGCCTCGGCTAAGTTTGGTGGAAGGTTGTAAGTTCCAGCCTCACCAGAGGAAAAGTCTGCAGAGTTATTCATTTCTTCAATTGGCATGGAAACCTCTTCTGAAGTACCCATAGAGTTCTGAATCTCTTCAGTGATCGGAGCCATACTTTCCTCTGCTATAATACCTGCCTCTTCTACCTCAAGTTGCTCCTTTACTGCTTGAGCAGCTTCAGGATCTTCTCTACTAAGTAACTCGTAAATATCCTTACCAAGTGCAATCACTTCATATGCAGTAGCAGCAGGCGCTAGAACTTTCAAAAACTTACCGAGTTTACCCTGTGGCATTCCTGGCTTCATTGCCTTTAAGGCATTCATTAACCTAGTTCTTAAAGTAGTACGACCGCTTGCCACTTGTTGGTTAATGTGATCTCTGAACCTTAACTGCCATTCGGCTCTTTGTTTTAAATCTAACTTCTTATTAGGATCTGCATCGGGCAGTGGTTCAGTAAATGGCTTGAATCCCTTGCTCTCTAGAAGTTGATTAGCCCTACCTACTGATTCCTCAGACATAAGATTACTGACCTTTACTGGCCTTGCATTAGAAACTCCCTTTTGCCCTGTTACATCCACACCATCAGGAGTTTTCCATCTCTGTGCAACTGGTTTATTCGGGTCAACATCTGGAACTAAATCATCAATATTTCCAACGCTAGGATCTGGTGCAGTTAAAGCTTGAACTGGAGCAGTGTTCGCAACTGCATCTCCCGCTTTCCCAATTACATTCTCAAGACCTTCGTAACCTTTCTTAATTCCTTTTCCGAGTGGTTTACGAGCAGCAACTACAGCCGGGGCAATAATCTCTGCATTCTCTCCTACAAATTCTGCTGCATCCGTAAGAGGCCCAACAACATCTACTTGGGTATTAGCCATTCTGTCCAAAACATCTATTCCTTTACCAGCAAGATCAACTGCATTAAGGGTCATGGATCGAGGATCGAAGTCATCAGGCTCAGTCATGTTGTCATCGTCTGTCGCATTTTCATCTATGAAAGATGATGCACCAGGATTAATTACTGCAGAGCTATTAGACTCACCCTCAGTAGCATTTGGCTCAATAAAGGTTGATGCACCCTCAGGGGCAGGGGCAATGGTTGCAGAGCTATTGGATTCGTCAATATCCTCAGTATCTTTAATTGCCTCTTCCGTAGGGTTCTCGTTGCCCAAGTCATCAAGGAAGGCTTTTGTGTCCCCCTTTGTTACTAGAGGAGGATCCTTATCGATGCTATTACCACCTACGTCTTCTGTTGGATTATCACTAGGAATATCTCGAGGCTTACCATCTTCATCTAACTTTGTCTTTGATTCAACTTCCTCAAATGCATCCTCACCTAGGTTACCGATCTTCGTCCTAAATGCTCTCTTCATGTACTCGATTGCTTTAGGATCCATTGCCTCGTTTGAGACTTTTGATCGAGCAATCTCGAATTGCTTTTTCTGCTCAACTAGTAACTTCTGATCTCTAGCAGCAACTTCAATTGCAGTCTTTACTTCAGTAAGAGGAGCAATTCCCAAAGCTATACTTGAATCAGCCTCAACCTGTGACATAACTTTAAAGGCCAGTTCCTCTATAGTTTCAGTGCTAATCTCAGTGACTTCTTGAAGTCCTGCTTGGGAAAACAGATTCTCCAACCACTCTTCACTTTCGTCAGAATCTAAGCCTACATCTATGTATACTTCTATGGCGCTATTCAATGCCCCAATGGTTCTTTCCATAGCGTAGGTCTGCAAAGCCTTTTCTTCTACACTAAGGGAATCAATGACCGCATCTAGCCTCTCTCTGTAACCGCTAGTTTCTTCATTAGATGCAACATCATTTAAAAACTCAGCATATAGTTGTTTAGTTTTAAAAAGTGCATCACTTTTTATCTGCTCTTGCGTTAACCGACTCTCCCTAAGTCTAGCCTTAGACTCTTTTACCCAGAGTTTATGCTTCGCTCTTTGCTGATCTCGGTCAGTAGCACCACGATTGTAGTCTTTTAGATCTACCTCATCTTCTCTTCTATACTTTTCATCACGCTGATCATCTTCTCTTCTATACTTTTCATCACGCAGGGCATCTTCTCTTCTATACTTTTCATCACGCTGATCATTATTATAGCCTCTTTCATCTTCAAGGACTTCTCTTTTGTAGCCTCGGAGGTCATCTCTATCCGATAAAACACGACCTCGATTTGTTATATCGTCAGCTAAATCCTCTCCTCTTTTGATTCTAGCAATGTCATCTGCTCTCTCATCTTTGTACTCTTGGTCTCTTAAAAATTTTTCATCTTCATAGGCGGCATCATCGATCTGTATCTGCCTTAAATACTTATCGTCCTCTATTTTCTGTCTTCTTGCTAGGATTGCATCTTCAATCATTTGCTGACGAGCAAGCTCAGCATCTGAAACTCTTTGCCGACGTAAGATTCTATCTCGTGCTGCTTGGCGAGCAGTGCCTTTAGGGTCAACTCTAATAGGTGTGCCAGGAGACATTATGCCAGAGCCAGCAGAAGGGGCAACTGGTGCGACTACTTGCTTCGGCCTTATCATCTGACCTGGATCCATAACTGCTATTGGCATTATTCGTCTCCTTTCCCAAAGTTTTTAAATAGTCCATTAATTACATCTCCCAACATATCAACTCCAGTATTTACTGCACCCTCTACTCCATCTTCTCCTGATTGCTCCTGTATTGCAAACAACTCTTCAAATGCCGAATCTCCTGCTACGGTCTCAGCAAACGAAGTGTCAGGTATTAAATACCCATCTTGATCCACTAGCCCAGCAACAACACCAGCAGCCCAAATAGCACCAATCTGCTCGTACAGAGATGTGTAGACTGCGAACATATCTGCAGGAACTCTATCAAGAATAGCATTAACGAGACCAGGAATGTTCTTAAGATTTTGTATCCTCTGCACGAAGTCCTTCTGTTCTTCGGTGTACTCTGCGCCTAATACAAGGGCTTCGTCTCCCAATTGCTCAGAAAGCGACTGGAGTAGGCTTGAGTTGGATAATAGCTCCCTTGCACTATCTATTACTGCCGCACTCTTTTCTTCTGCATTGGCTATCTCCATCTTGCCCTCCTGAGATGCCTGTTCGATGATCAACTCTGCCATCTTAACTGCAGGTAATGTCTTCTCCTGAGTAGTGCCTAATACTTGAGCTAATTCATCGGCTATTGCCTGCTGTGCGGTGGCTTTGTCCTGCAGGGCTTGGAATATCGAAGTTTTCTCCTCTAGTGCAACCTGTGATACATTATTACTTAGGGTTGTATCTGCGAGAAGCTTAACAGCCTCTGCCCTTTCTCCTGCCCCTGAAACGGTAGCACCATACTTACGTTGTGCATCTGATAGTTTAGAGGCATTCTCTAACTGCTCATACTTATCTGCAGCACTCATCTCTGCTTGAAGTAAAAGTCTATCTGCAAAATTATTTCCTCTACCTTCTCCTGCTCGCTCTGAACTTAGCCTGTCTCCCCTAAGTGTATCAGTAATGTTTCTATACCTAGCAAGATTTGAGTCCATCTCAGCTTGAGCTAGATCAGAAGAAGCCTTGGTGATCTCATTCTCTTTAGTGAGGGAACCTTGAATTAAAATATTATACGCGCTTTGTGCATCAGTAATTTGCTCGGTTAACACAGCCAATCTAGCACTAGTAAGATTAGGCAGGTATTCCTTGAGTAAATTGAACTTATCCTCGGCTGCCATACTTCGCCAATCATGCCTCGTGGCAGCATCCTCAATTTGCTCAATTAGTAAGGCCTGTTCTGCAGCGGGGAGGCCTTTGTAGTCGATGGTTTCTAAAGATAAGTCAGTAGGACTAATTGTTTCAGTAATGACCTCCGATGCAGTAGGCTGAGTAGCCAAGGCTCCTTCGAGGTTTGAGTTGACTGAAGTACCTGCATCAGTTTCTTGTAAAGCCCCATTAAGGTTTGAGTACTCATTCTTTCTATGATTGTCGATCCAGTCTAAAGCTCCACCAAAATGATTGGAACTAGGTGAACTATAAGAGTGTAATACATTACCATCGTTATCCCTTACATCCGTAATGAAGCCACTACCACGCCTGCGGTTTGTTAAATTATAACCACCATAAGTATCATCTGCGCCGATCTGAGAATAAGTCCCAGCAAATGGCTTATCTCGCAGCGATCCAGCATGAAGATTACTTTGCCCCCTACCTTCTGCTGAGTAGTAAGGGTACATTTCCGAAAAGCGATCACTCGTGAGTTTCGCTTTGCCTCTGTCTCTCAAAGAATCATATTCTTTCTTAAATAAGTCACCATCGATTGATCCATCTTTTAGTAAGTTGCCTGCGTCAGCCTGATAGCCAGCACCAGACATATCCTTAAAACCATATCGATTACTATCTTTGTTATAAAATAGTTTCGTGCCTTCAGGCATCCAATCGTAACTGTTCTCTCCTTGCAAATCAAAGCCTTGATTGGTGAAAAATGAATCATCATCGTAGCGTTTTTTACGTTCCTCGAATAATGTCGGGGTATGAGGATTTGATTGATCAAATAAACCTAGGCTCATAACTATTGGGGAAGTATAAGATTTTTAGAGTATTGGTTTTGCTTAAGTTCGTCACTCATTGTAGGTGCATTAGCAAGGCCACCACCGATCCCAAGTTCTTGGATTTGATCGTTAGTATAAAGTGTACCTTCCCCGGTTATGTTATCTAGGTTAACAGGATTAACTTTATCCTTCAGACTATTATCAAACAAAGTATCACCAGAACCTATATCACCACCGAACCTAGCAAGCCTCATGCGTTGGGCTGCCCTCTCCCTTGCATTTGAAACAGGCTCAGTATCATTGATTGCTGAGATCAATTTAGCTGACCTATCCAATGTTTCCTGTTCTGATAAGCCTTGATAGTAATTCTGTTTTTCACGAAGAAACTTATTCATCTCGTTGTAATCTTCGCGCTTACCAGTGTAAGAATCCTCATCGTCACCAAAGATATAATTCAGCTGCTTCATGCCCTCTTTGGTGTAAAGATCATCACCACCTTCATCTGCAATCAAGCCTTCCTGCTTTAATAAATTAATCGTTTTATTAAGCTTTCTCTCATAGTCAGAAAGACCATCCTCACCCTTGTTAAAAATTTTATCCATATGACTATCTATGACTGCATTAGAACCATCAATTAGACGCTCTTGGTTCTCCATAAATGGCTGTTTCCCAGCCATGTCAGGACGAAATGCTCTAGTCTCTAGTTGTCCTGTCTCAGGATTTCTATACTCAAAGTAATAAGATAAAGTTGGATCGAAGTCTGGGTTCTTAATAAGCTCACCAACCCCCTGGGCATATCCCTTCTCAACATCCTCTGCAGTTGCATACCTACTTGGCTTAGCTGTCCTTACTGAAAGTTTCTCATCTAGACTCATCATTGGGTCAAGCATAGCACCACCCCTAGAATCAAACATTGTTATGTTCTTTGCTACATTAGTATCTTGTGCAGTTTTCTCAGCTGCAGCTTGAACCATCGCATCCACTAATTGACCAGCGTCGGAAGCATCACTGCCTCCTAGGCTATCCATAAGATCTTTATATAGCTCAGTCTTTTTAATTAAGCTAGGTATAAGACCCTCATTAATGCCCTTGTAACGCATATCCCTTGCGACTTCATTAAGTCTCGATTGATAATCAGTGAGAAGTGCAGCATCTACTCCATATGCCCCATCTATATCGTAAGAAATAGGGTCTGCAACTTCTCCATTAGATTCATCAATACCGGAAGAAACACTTCCTGCTGGTGTATAATCAATTGGTCTAGCAACAGTATCAAACTGCTCATCCATGTATTCGTTAAACTCCAAATCAGACTTAGCAACTTCAGCCGCAATCGCATCTATTTTGTCATCTAGGTAACTACCATCAGGCGCAAAGGATATTAACTCCTCAGTTATTTCATTTCCCTGGTCTACGAATCCTTCGGAATCAACGATCAAATCAATTCTATCTTGTACTAAATCTAGAGATGCACCGTCATTATTGAGGGAAGTCCATGTTTCGCCATCGTGAACCCAGTATTTGTTATCGTCCCCCATTGTAGAACCATCAGTATCAATATAAAGAAACTGAGTTTTATCATCCTTGCCCTTACTATTTGTTGCGAAATACAAACTTTGACCTTCTTTACCACCAACAATTGGATACATCCACTGATCTGTATTTGAACTCCATATCCAACTATCTGATTGGTAGCGATCCTCAACTCCAGGATCGTCCATGTAGAGCCACCCATAGTCAGTTGAATAATGCCAATTGTCTTCAGTTCCTGCCTGTAACATCCAACCAAGCTTAGAGTGAGAGAACCACTTCCCTGAATCTGCTGCCACTACATATGAATCGGTTTCTTTTAAATGTCCGTTGCTATCAAATGCACCTTTTTCTGTATTACCAATATACCTACTTCCTCTATCAAAATCATATGGAGTAGTTAGCTTAGTAAGCTCATCTATTTCGTAGTCACTCTTAAGTACATACTGATCGCCAGATTCCGATAACATTGCATCAAAGGCTGCATTAGCTTCATCATTAAATACAAAACCTACCCTTCTTCTGCCTTGACCTGCCTTATATGTGGCATAATTTTTTATGATATTGGCTGCAATTTCTGGATTAACAGAGACAAAAGCATGAGCAGCACTATCTGAAATAGAGCCTTTTTTGGCACTAAATGCATTTTTAAATCTATCTACAGTTCGGTTCCATTCATTAAATCCGCCTAAGGATTTAAATCTAGTAAACATCATTGATTTTGCTTGAGTAGAATCTAACTGGTATTCATTTAAAGAATTTCTTATCTCCTCAAAATTTGAATCCATATCGGATACTATTGGAGCAAGCTTACGACCCTCTTTCTTTCCGTATTCTTGATAATGACCATATCCTACTACTGCTGCCTCTAATGCAGCCAAAGTGCTTCGTTCAAGATTACCGTTTGAATCCCTATAGTCATTTAACTTAATAGGGCCGTATGAACCGTTCCTCCCAAGTTGCTCTTTCTTTTTCCTGCATGCCCAACAGATAGTACCATCTGCATCCTTGGTTTCATATGCCATCTTTTTTAAAGTGGCATCAGCCTCGATATACTTTATCCAACGCTGCAGCTGGTTCTCGACTGCATCGCTAGGAATAGGCTCTAATCCAAGCCTAGAAGTCAATACAGCTAAGCCACCTTGACCTCCTGTAATCGCTGAGATTTTTAATTTCTCAGATTCTGTAAACTCAAACGCCATGAGGCTTATAGCCTATTAGCTTAGGATGTGGTTATGGTTAAAACTCCAGTTCCAGAGTCAAAGCTTAAGGCAGCTGCATCTAACTTTTCAGTATCTAATGTAGAAATAGAAGTCTGAAGAGTACTTATGTCCGTGGCATTAGTGGATATGTTCGCGGTATTACTGTTTACATTACCATTTGTAGTACTCAACTCCATCGTAGTAGCATAACCACTTAGAGAGGTAGTTAGTGCATAATTACTTAGAGAGTCAGTAGTAGCATAACCACTTAGAGAGCTAGTAGTTGCATAATTACTTAGAGAGCTAGTAGTTGCATAATTACTTAGGGAGTCAGTAGTAGCATAACCACTTAGAGAGCTAGTAGTTGCATAATTACTTAGGGAGCTAGTAGTTGCATAATTACTTAGGGAGTCAGTAGTTGCATAAGGAGATAAATCTATAACTCTAGTCTTAATTCCAGTCACATGACCATGTGAGTCAGCTATCAATCCATTAACTACTTTATCCGTGGTGCCATCAAGTGTAGCTATATTGTAACCACTTGCTGCAGTTCTGTTAGCATGACTAATCACTCCTGTACCCGACACGGATATTACACCTGATCCAGATACCTGGAGGTTCGCAGCAGAGATGACTCCCCCGGTGATTGTTACATCTGAAATTCCAAGATTTAAAATCTCGTTGATTTTATTAGCTAAATTGCAAAAATTCTCATCTAAAGACTCATGGCTAAGCGGTGCTATTTCTTTAGATCTTAGCTTGAGATTATCTACATCTCCTGTGCTTACGCTAAATGGGGGATCGTATGAAGGTACTCCAAATGTGATGGGATTGATGCTCATGTTACTTACATTATTAGGTTACTCAATAAACGGCAAGAAAAAGGATGCTGTTTAATAGAAGGTTATTGGGGTCTCTCCTACCCTAAAAGACCCTCCGTTCGTTAGAAATTCTGATGCCCCTTCAGATGCTCGAGTAATCTTTACCTTTACAATCGTATTTGTACTTTCGTCTCTCTGTCTCTCCAGATTGTAGCTTATCTCTGTGGGGTCTGTATATACAGTTGTTATAACAGTTGTTGGTAAGGCACTTGTGTTCCCTGTAAAGGAGGCTATGTTGCCATTTGCCATAGCCTCAAACTCGGTCTTCTTTACAGATACCTCATCATCTGATGCTATTGCCCCACCGATAAAATCCTCTTCTATGCCTACATCAGTACCATCCAACGTAAGTGTATTGGAAGTCAAGGTGGTGGAGGCAACGGGACCAGTAAATGTAGCACCATCTAGGGGAGCATAGCCCGACACATCAAAGTCACTTACTGCATTATCTACATAAGACTTATTTACTGCATGTGTAGCATCTGTTGGAGGGACAGCAAGAGTTAGTGTGCCACTGATCGAGCCTCCTGACTTATCAAGCTTTGTATCTATAAGAGACCTAACTCTCTGCCCAATTACTGTGAATACAGATGTAGACATTACAAAAGAGCTGGGATTAGTTTGGAGTTCTTATCAATTCCACTAATAGTTGGGTCACTTGCAATGGCAGGAGGCAGATTTATTTCTAAAGACTTATCCACTTGTCCTTTGATATACTGGATCAGTTCGCCATTGTCTTGAGTCATAGGTTGGTCTCCGACATCCGCATGGAGAATACTTGTTCCATTGTCACGGAATATTCTAGCACCAGAAATTACCAGTGGAGTGTTACCCCTGTTCTGTAATTTGATGTCAGAAATTGCAGTATTGACTCGATAGTTCATGTGATCAATCGCATCGATTGCACCAAACCATTTTTCAATACCAGTGGATGTTGTGGTCTGCTTTACATAGAATGCATAGAACTCTCTGGCATCTGCGATCCCATCCCCATCTGAAATGTCGATCTGAACATTTGGGTAATCGGCAGATAGGGTAGTGAGGTTGTCTGCGTTTATGCCATTCTGATTGTAGATCGTATCTGGTTGCTGATCAGCTATGAAACTAATTCCTACGCTCGTTGCCACGCCAAATGTCTCATAAGGGAGGAATGCTGATGTCCCTGCTTGGCAAGTAATGCGTAAACGGATGTTGTCGCCTACGCTCACTTCTTGTCCTGTGTATGTACCAGAGGCAGTCACTTTACTTCCTGCCGTTCCTGTCACTATTCCATTTTCAACCTCTCGGACTTTAGTAATATTGTAAAGTTGCAGGGTAGCAGTTGCTTCCACATTTGTAACCTCCCAAGGAAGGACAGTATTAGGCCCGTAAGTTCCAAGAACTCCTGCATTATTCTTTAGGGTAATGCTTCCAGTGGTTTGTATATTTCCGACAAAATAGTCGGTTTTGATAGTGATTGTAGTGCCATCAAACGCAAAGACATCTGTCGCTTGATCATCTACCACTACATCATAAGAGCCAGCATTAATGGAGTTTCCAGAACGAGAAACAATATTTCCTGTGTAAGTTCCTAAATTGTCTTCAAGAAATGAACTCGCCCTGTCATAGAATCTTTCTGGAGATGAGATTTCCGTGTATCCATCCACTACTGATTTAT